CCATAAGTCTTGATCCCTCCTGTTGTGCGGTCTCCGCTTTACCCTCACTGTTGTATGCCAGCCTATAACTCTCGGCATAAGAATTCCCAGCTGCCACGTGCCTAGCAAATGCCATCATCTTTGGCGTAAGTTCTCTTTTCTTTTTCGGCATCTCTTTTTGATCCATGAAAGACGCTATCTATTCTGCCGGTCTTAAATCTTTTTTCACTCCCACAAATAACAGCACACAATTTTTTTTGATTAATTTGTAATAACTTTTGAGTCCCGTCGTTTAAGTAGGTGAACGCAACACAAACAGGATCTAAAAAATGAACAACACAAAAAGAACGATCACAAAAAACGGGCAATCGGTTAGCTGTTTCGGCAAATGGAGATCAGACAGCAACGCCGCTTGTGTCTGGAGCTTTGAGGATGGATATGTAGACACCGGATATTTCGCGGATGGTGCCGACACATGGGAACAGGCAGTTGAAAAAATGACGGCCTACACTCAAAGAATCGGCGCGACATTGGACGAAATGCAGGCCTGTTAATAAAAAAATTTAAAAAAATAAAACCATATGAAACAACGACTTAACCATAAATCTCATTTGTCAAGTGATTTAATTGATGTGATACGCTTGTTATTCGTTGTTCATTGTGGCTTATAATAGGGCCACGGCGACGGGGAGCCGACTGAATCCCGCCACTCTAACAAGGTGAAGTGAGACTCCAAGCGAGCAGCACTGCCAGAGTGACCTACCAGCCGGGACAATGTGCTGGAGCGTGAGAGCCAAGATCTGAAGTGAGTCTCTTAGATAGCAGCACTGGATCTAGCAAGCCACGCAAAGCCTAATCAGCTACCGAACTAAAGATGCGGTGAGGACTAGGGTTGAATGATTTTGTGAAGTACGACTTGGAACGAGCAACACTGCAAAGTCAGCCCGACATCTGGACGCATCCCAACTACCGGAAAACGATTTTTGTCTACGTCTAGAGCTGGCGTACTGATGAGGCCATAGCAAGCCGAAACAAATAACGGAGAACTAAGTGATGAGCGACAAGCAAAACATAAGAGAAGAAATCACGAACAACATCATAGCAATGATGGAGAAGAACACCGGCGAATGGATTAAGCCATTTGCTGGACTAGCAGCTAGACCGATGAATCCTAAGACAGAGAAAAACTATAGCGGATTGAATGCGTTCTATCTGTCCCTATTGGGTAATTCCTATTGGGCCACGTTCAACCAATGGAAAGAGATCGGCGCGAAGATCAAAAAAGGATCTAAGGGAACTCGGATCATGCGGCCTCAGGCAGTGATCATAAGAGATGAGAACGGTAAGCCTGAGATGGATAGCGAAGGCAATCCCAAAACTTTCACTCAATACAAGCCCTACCCGGTATTTAGTGCCGATCAGGTTGAGGGATGGGAAGCACCAGAGTTACCTACGATCAGCAATGTCCAGCGAATAGAAAACGTTGATAAGTATCTAAGGAATCTCGGCTCGGTGATCAACTTCACGGACGCCGGACAAGCTTTCTATGATCGGTCAAGCGATCAGATCACATTGCCGAAAGAATGCCTGTTTAACGATACCGAAGGCTTCTATTCAACATGGTGCCACGAAGAGATCCACAAGACCGGCGCACCTAACCGACTGAACCGAATCAAGGGTAAGAAGTTCGGTGATCGTGACTATGCTTTTGAGGAACTTGTCGCAGAGATCGGCGCAGCAATGCTATGTGTACAGCTACGAGTCACCCCAACAGTTCGCCAAGATCACGCCGAATATATCGGTAGCTGGTTGAAGGCTCTACGCAATGATAAGAAATATCTAGCGGATGCGGCGACACTAGCCGGGGAAGCGATTGATTTCATGGACGCACAACAAACTAACCGGGCCGCTGCATAGCGGCTCAAGGAGAACGAGAGATGATCGGAAAAAAAGTGATTGCGAATTACGGAGCCGGGTATCCATTGGAGTCTGGCGTGGTGTTCCAAGTTCAGGAGTCTGAAAAGAGCGTGGCGATTGAATGGGATTCTGGTGAAACCAGTTTCGTTCCAGTTGCCAAAATCAAAACAATATTTACCTCACTTGAGCTAGTCAAAAGATTTGAAGTGACTGGCCCGGTTGGAATTTTTTGGGAGAACAAGAGATGAGTTACTTAACTGACGATCAGATAGATCAAATGGCTGACGCTGTAATGACTTCCCACTTTTGGAATTGCGATTGGAACAACGCTCGGAGAACGGCGTTTGAATACAGCATAGACGAGTTTGGTATCAAGCCTAGGAAATCGGCGGTGTTGCTGGCTGTAAAAATCGCGCAAGCAAATTGTCACGCCCTTAACATTTCCGTGGCACAAAAAATAGCAGAGGAGAACGAGAGATGAGAATTTTATCTTTTGGCGGCGGCGTAGACAGTAGCGCAGTGATACTGCACCACATACACAAAGAGGATCTAGGAATAGATCACATAGTATTTGCTGACACTGGCGCGGAGTCACAAGGCACCTACAAGAACGTCGAGAACTTCAAGGCGATCTGTGAGGCTCGTGGCATACCATTCACCATTGTCAGACGCGAGGGCGAGAACATAACCGAGTGGGTCACAAGGTTGGGTATCGTGCCAGTTATGCCCGGAGGTGCTCACGTTTGCAGCAAGAAGTTTAAAGGTGACGTTATCCAGAAATGGGCAAGCGAGAACTTCCCCAGTCAGGCGATCACTTACCTAATCGGCATCGAGGCAGATGAGGGCCATCGCACTGCTAGATTTACCAAGCCGAAGGGCGATCAGAACGAGTACGAATACCCGCTAGTCGAGCGTGGCATGACTCGCCAAGATTGCTTGGATCTAATCGCAGAGCATGGGATGACGATTCCAAAATCGTCTTGCGTGTTCTGTCCCTTTATGTCTGAGCCGGAGATCAGAGAGGTTCGCAAGAATCCCGAAGACTGGGCAACCATCAAGCTTGTCGAGCAAAGATTCAGTGAGGAATCTGGACGCAAGCACCAAGCATGGCTGGACGCTGGCAAGCCACTTAACAAGGGCGGCAGATGCAACGCCGGACACTGGCGAAAGGATAGCTGGGCCGAAGGCACACGGCTATTTATTCGCAAGGTAGACGGCAAGCAGCTAACCGTGGACGAATGGTCAGAGCGAGTCAGCGGATAATTCCAACTGATGAGTCTGGATAGTTACCAGACGAAACCCCTTCGGGGGTCTTGGAAAACTAACAAGGAGAACAGTAGATGAAAACGAGGCTAGTTATGGTTTCGGTAAAGAGCGACGAGGGCAAAAGCTTGTATCGTTTGGCACATGGCAAAGTTCTGGACAATGGCAAAGTGATCGTAAAGAAAAGCACTAAGGATGCAATGATCAAAGAGCTAGGGATCCAGCGCGGTGAGAATGTCCACGGCTAGAGCTTGCAATCAAAACAATAATCACTAAACTAAAAACACAACTAACAACTAACGGAGAACAAGAGATGAGAAACTTTATTAAAGACAGCGTTAAATACTATTTAGCAGTAGTTCAAGGAATGTGGATGCCGGTGTTCATTATTGCCGGTATGCAATATCTAGGTTACGAGTTCTACCTTTCGTTTAACTCGCTGATCTGTGGAGTGCTGATCGGGTTAAGCATGATGTCCATATACCTATTGGCACCTACCAGCGAGGAGGAGTGATGGGCCTAATGAAACACAACGAGAGACACGGCGGCGCATATGACCGAGGGAGTGCTGATGCTTGGTATGGGCGACCATGCCAGCCACACTACTATGTAGGCGACTCATACTTTAGCGATAGGGTAGAGGAAGCAGACATGAGCGAGGAAGAGATCGCCGCTTACATGAAGGGCTACGGAGACGGCCCCCACGATCAGAAAGAATACTAAACAGGAGAACTAGAGATGAAAAGGAAAGGATGGATTGTAAGAGAAGCAACACAACAATATTTAATCAACAGTATAACCCTAGACGGGTACACCGACGAGAACGGCAACGAATACAATCGTCGAGTTTGGAACTTCAATCGTCTTGAAGATTCGTCTAGGAACAACGAGGCAACTATGACAGACGGAGAGAAGATTGCTGCTGCAAAGCGGATCTTTGAGTCTGAGATGGGCTGGTTGATTGAGAGATCAGGAAAGCGAAGAGCCTGTGCCGATTGGCTGGCTGGACTGTGCAGCACTGTATCAATCTCATTTACCTACTGCGACATAATCAAACTAGCCCACGAGACTGGTGCGCTAAACGAAAACTCAACGGAGAAAGAAGAAGACCGCATTTGCGAAAACTACTTTTCGTACATGGCAAGTAATCTTGTGGAGCTATTCAACAAACAAGAAAGGAGAACAGCATGAGTTGTAACACTCAAATTGGTAAATACTTTAGATGCGGCGGTCATAACATCGCCGGACAGAGAATACTTTGTGACGTTTGTGAAGACAAACAGTCGAGGTACCCGAAACAAAGACCCCTCGAATCATGGAGTGCTGACACTTGGGAAGATTGGGACTGGGTTGATACAGAAAAGCCAAAGAAAAACCCACGGACTTATGATTTGAGCAAATGGTAAAAAGGAGAAAATGATGAAGTATCACGAATGGTATACGAGCGAGAGAATATGTCGGACTTGGAAAGATGATTGCACTGTGAGATCTCTGAGCATTGTGCTCAACAAGCCATACAAAAAAGTGTTTAGCGAGTTGATGCACCTTGGCCTAGAGATGGGTGCCTATCCAGACCACGATAAAGTATGGATTGCATACGCTGAGGATCAAGGGCTAGTCAAACGCAAATGCCCACGAGATGACAACGGGAAGCTTATCAAGCTTAGAGACTGGGACTTCAAGGGAGTGGCAGTCGTAAAGAACAGCGGTCATCTAACGGCAGTTGAAGACGGCTATGTGTGTGACATATGGGATTGTAGATATAGGCCAGTGAATACTTACTGGGAAAAAATAAACTTTTAGGAGAACGAGTGATGGAAAGATTAAAACAAGGGATCGTCATAGAGATACGCAACGTTTACGGAACAGAAAAAGTCTATCCAGTTTGCGAACACGCTCACGCATTTGCAGAGATCGCAGGGACTAAGACTCTGACTCACGAGGCTTTGGTTCTCATTAGGGATAAACTGAAATACGAGTTGATATTGGAACAGAAGTCGGTACTAGCTGAATCATTGGGGGTGCAACAATGAACGTAGAGAAAAGAATTGACGAGATCAGAGCGAAGCTAGAATCAGATCTACCACGCAAGCAGAGAATCCTTTGGATTTTTGAGATCGGGAGACTTGCTGAGGAGCTACTTAGATTCGCCAAGCAAGGAGAGATCGGTAATCGTAACTGGACTGAGAATAAAGAAATGATTGTCTTTCTGGATTCATGGGAACACGCAGAGATGCAAGAGATGATGGCCGCTAACGAGGAGAACTAAAGATGAAAGCAACACTACATTTCAAAACGACTGACGAGCCTATTGATATTGAGGCAAACACATTTGCCGGATTGTTCAGATCATTCACTAAGACTCTGAGAGATCAGGGTCTTTACGAAGACGATCTGACATTGGTAGTGATGGATTACAAAACTCAAAGGGAGGCGAGTTGATGAAGAGAAGGAAGAGAACAAACATCTTAAAGTTTAATAGACCAAGAACCATCAAAGAGGTAGAGGCTTTATGGTTTGTTGATTACATAGAAAGGGATTGGGATCCTTTTGAGAGTTCTTACTGGATCTATCTCAAAGAGGGATTCAGATTAAAAACACTTGAAACTATTTGTATTCACGAGGAAACCCTACGAGAAGCCATTGAGATGCTAGACGATGTATATGAGGGGGAGTGGGCATGAAAAAAGGAATATATCTTGTTTACGAGTGGGCGATCCACACTAACTGCACAGAGATTCAGGAGGATGATGGGTCAACCTCGATTGACTATGACGGCGATTGCCAGTTTCACGATACCTATGCTGGTGTTGCTGACATTGGCAACCCCGATGAGATCAATGTAATCGAGCTTCAAAGATCTCACAGATATGTAGAAGACGGAGATCTTATTGAGAGGTATTACGCAGTGATGGAGGAAGGCAAGCTACCAGAGTTTTTTGACGGAACGCAGATAAAAATTCCAAAAAGATTCCATGATGAGCTTAACAACTACAGGGAGAAAGCAAGTTGATAATTAATTTTAAGAGTTTAGATGATGGCCTTAGTTTACTTATGAAAAGGCCAAAGAAGAAACCCGATGCTTTCTACGGCAAAGCTAATAGGCTTGCAAAAAAACTTGGCGTTGAAATCACTATCGAGAAAAACCAAGACTATGGTAATGGCTATTGGATCGAGACTGATGCCATGCAAGACGAAAGGTTTTCAAGTAGCTGGGAAGATGTCTACTACAAGTTAAGGGCAATAGAGGAGAACGAGTAAAGGAGATGAGTTTATGGAATGCAGGAGCTTAGACTTTGATTTGCTAGCAAAAGCAGAGGCAGAAACAAAAGCCAACGACAAAGGCTATTTTGTTAGGCAAGTTAATTACAGGGACACGATTGATTTCATACTAAATATACACTACGCAAAAAGGGTGCCATCAATCTCTTATGCCTACGGACTATTCTATGAATCAGAATTGACCGGGGTTGTGACTTATGGAAAACCGGCTAGTAGAAATTTGTGTGAGGGAATTTGTGGTGTGGAATATTCCCCGATTGTATTTGAACTGAATCGTCTGGTTCTTAAAAACAACAAGAAAAACGAAAGCAGTTTCTTAATATCCCAAAGTTTAAAGATGTTACCAAAGCCAATGGTAATCGTCAGCTATGCCGATACAGAACAGGATCATGTTGGTTACGTTTATCAGGCAACGAATTTTCTATTCACTGGCACTACGAAAGAACGAACAGATATGGCAAGCGAGGATGGAAAACATAGTAGACACGATCTCGGCGATCCCGATCAAAGAAAAAAAAGATGGGCAAAACACCGCTATATTTTTTTTGTGGGTAGCAAAAAGGATAAGAAAAATCTTTTAGGTAAATTGAAGTATCCAATAAAACCCTACCCAAAAAATATCGAGGGAAACTAGATGAAAAATAAACACGGACAGACCCCGCAAGAGGTTACACGGGCAAACGTTCTGCAACAGCTACGCTTCATGGCAACAAACGAAAGTGGATATGCAGAACTAAGTCTCTACAACGAGAACACCTCGTCTTTCTTGAAAGAGGTGCGAAAGCATTACGCCAAGATCAATAACACCCTAGCTTATAAGTGGGGCATGGACGAGAACACTATTGATATGAAGGAGGTCAAATGACGGCATGGCTGAAGTAAAAAAACTCAAACGAGTTAACGAGATCGGGTTGCGATACGTTTATCAGATCCTAAAGAATGAGAGTCAATACGGCTCTGTCTATCAGGACTTTAATCAAAACGATATGGCGATCCACAACCTAGCTAAAGAAGCTGATGACAATGTGATGAGGGGCGGTAAGCCCCTCTTTACTTTGAGGGATCACGAGACTTTATCTAGGGAGGAAAAGGTTTACGAAATACCCGAACAAGGTGTTGACTAACAAACAACAATCAACGAGGATACGACACATAAATAACAGGAGAACTAAAGATGGCAATGGAAATGGCAACACAAGAAGACTACGAAGCGTTGGAGATGGAACACGGCGGCACCGACTATCATAAGTATTGCATCGTCATACAGGGAAGTGATGGCGGCATGGGGATTGTAGGCGAGTTTGGCACCCCAAAAGATGCGGCAGTTTACTACAAAGAAATGATCGAGAAAGACGCAGAGCCAAATGACGTTGTAACGATTCATCCAATAACTATGGTGTCCAGACTCTATACCCCAGAAAGAAAAGACGAGCTTTTAGTTCGTAACGAGGATGGAAACTATTACGTTGCAGACAAAGACATACACATCAACAAGGGAGAATAGTGATGAAAGTATTTGATATATCCGATGACCCCCAATCTATCTTAGGCCACTTGATGAATACAGCTATGACTAGATCATGGCGCGATAAAGTCGAGCAGCAAGGATACTTACCAGAAGCAGCCGACGAGCAGATGGAACGTTTATACGGCGATCAATGGATTGCTGCTAGAGAAAGTATCTGGCAGCAAGTGGACAACGAGATGGAGAACAAGTGATGGCGAAAGAGAAAGCAGAAGAGAGCGAGATAGCTGATCTCAAGGAGGAGATCAAAGAACTGCAAAAGTGTGTTGAGGAGATTAAAGAACTGAAAAGAAGATTGGACACACAGAAACACATTATTCAAGAGCAATACGCATTGAGATACCGAGGCGACAAGATTGGGGATATTTTAGGAGACATATCTCTCAAGGATCTTTTAGAGATCATTATGCACCAGCGGCACAATATCGTTTTCAAACATTATCCAGCAAACGGAGATTATGGTTATCTGATTGATCTGGATTTAGATTCGTCACCATATGTCTGCCCAGATGGAGCACTGCATCTTGAATTCAGATACTCACCCGACAACTACGAAACTTAACCAACAGGAGAACTAAAAATGGAAAAACCAATAACAAAATTCTTTACTTTCAAGTCTCTAAAAGACGCTAACGAGAAAGCAAAATCCCTCAACTTGAACAGGACTTTGAGCAAGAAGTTTTTTAAAGAGCTTGATCGTTCAAAGGTCTACCCGATTAGCTTCACGATGACTCATAACGATGATCAAGTGAGGGTTCGTTTTGTTCATGATGAGCATGGCACTGAACTAAGCGCGGCTTGGATTGATATGACGTTTGAAGATTTTTTCGCATTACCATCAGCATAGGAGAATTAAGTGATGAACTTATTTAAAGCACCGATTATGTTTTCTTTAACCATTGATGAGATAGAACTTCTCATGGATGTTTTGAACAGGGCCGAGAGTGATCTGAGCGGAGTGGCAGATGTGCCAGAACGTGATGATGGCATAGAGGGATACGCCGAGTATGCCCTGATTACTATGCACTCTAGGTTGACGAGCCTCTTAAGTAAGCTTGAGGATCAATCTGGTTTGGATTGGGAGTTTGACGTAGCGACTCAAAGATACTTTCATGTCCAAGATACTGGAGTGTGATATGAAAACTAGAGAGCTAACCCTAACCGACGATCAGGTTATTTCTTTGATTGAATGTGTCAGGTTTGGAATCAACTCAAAAGACATGGAACTCTTTGAGAATGATCTATCTGATATTAAATCCGAGTTAGAAGTGATCCTGCGATTCATGGAAGCAGATCGCAAAGAGATTGTGTCGGCATAAAACCCAAGGCCAGCGGAGAGGTCAGGGGGTTCTCACAATACTACGGTGTTGTTTCTAGTGAAACAGGAGAGATGAAGTGGATCCGACTAACATCATCCCAATCTCTCCATTCTCCGCACTAACCTACCCTTAAATATCTGCGATCAATAAGATCTAGACCCACCTTCAAAATGAGCAGCTCGTCAGCATTTACAGGGCGATCATCACACACAACATTGACTACCATCTCAGCACCCGACCGACCGATCTCTCCACTCATCAGGTTCATGATTCTGGAAAGCTTCAGTATCCCGTAGTTATATATATCCTTTGACCCACCACCACCAACTGCCATCAGGTTTGGAGTCTTTACAAACAGACCAGCATTAACGGCAACGGTCAGTAGATACTCTGCTGCTTTGTGCTGATTCATGTCTATGTAATCATCCAGCAACAAGCGATCAATCATCTTCTGATCGGCAACCCTAGCTCTACCTATCGCCTCACCTTCAGGCTCTTCTAGTATTACCTCGTGCTTTTTGTGGAGTTCTAGACTTCCAATGTCATTAAAAGTCCCACTCGTTTTCCGTTTCTTGGAAACTTCGCACCCCCTTAATATCAGGAACACTTACCACATTCGGCTCGTAGTATCTGCCATTAATGAAATTATAGTGTAACTCGCCCATCCCAACTGATCCAACCCATTTAAATCTGCTCTTCCAGCAGTGAACCTCAATGTGCTCGTCTTCTCTATGGACTGTGATCCCACAATCTGCTTTGGCAAACCATGCCGCACTACCCGATATGTGATTGCCGTTTGGTATTGGGAACTTCCCCGAATCATTCGCTCTCATTTTTGCTGGATGTGCCACAAACCAAATATGCAAGTCATGAGATCTAGCAAACGTAACCATGCGAGTTAGCATTTCAGATATGGATTGATGCTCGTTCTCTGTAGCTACTTGGGCTATGTAATTGTATGGATCAACAATCAAACCCCTGCATCCTAGTCGCAGCACTGCTGACTTAGTGCGATCAATGATTGACTCTATCGTTGACGGCTCTCCATCTCGGCTATCAAGAAATGCAAAATGATTGTTAACCCATTGTTTCGCTTGTGTTTTTTCATCGTCACTCATTCTCTGATGAGCACCATCAAAGAACGGTTTGCCGATATACTTCTCAGCTAGTTTTATAATGTGAAGTGCTGGGGGATTCTCAAAGGAGGCAACAGCAAACTTCCAATCATGATCTAATGCTAGGTTGACCATAACGGCATCAACCCACTCAGACTTACCTGATCCCGGTTGACCAGTGACAACCGTTAACTGTCCCGGCAAGACCGTGTAAATATCATCAAGACATCTGAAGCCAGTGGACTTACCGCCCATCAATCCCTTCTCGTAAAGAAAGTCTACATCCTCAGAGTAATCGTTGGCAGAATACACACCGACCAGTGGCACCGGCTCTGCTTGATCTATGCAATCAGATAATATTTCTTTCCCAAGATTAACGAGTATGTCGTTTGGATCTTTGGATCCTTCTGGATACTGCACCCGATAGCATTTAGCTCTACCGACTCGACGCTGTATCTCTTCAGCCAAAGCTTCTCCCGGCTCGTCGTTATCAACTGCCAACACAATCTTTTCTGTTTGTTCTAGTAAATCTTTTGCAGCCCATAGATATGCAAACTTGCGATCTTCACTAGGCTCAACTTTACGATTGGATACCTTTTGTGGTGCTCCGTTGGGTACGCTTACTACGAGCGTGTCTGAGTCGGTTATAGAGCTTTTGATAGCTAGGACATCTATCTCCCCCTCAGTGATCACAATACGCTTATACGGCTCTTCACGCAGCTTCTTAGGCATCCAAAATGTTCTTGCTGCACCGTCTTGAGTAAAGAACTTGAAGTTAGTAGATCTCCACTTGATCGCTTCGTTGTCTTCATAGACGAATCCGATAGCTTGCATCTCGCCCTCATTGTGAAAATATTTAGTGCCAGATACGATCCGATAATCTTTTACGTCTTGGTAGTCTATCCCTCTCGTTTCTAAGTATTCTTTTATCATCCCCTCATCACTTTTCTTTGGCACCGAGATCGCTGTTACAGGACTCTTCCATACTGGTGCTCCACCCTTCTTGGCAGCACCCGATAGGCCACAGTGCCAACACTGATATAACACTCGATCAACCTCAACAGTGATCTGTAAATCACTCCTACGTTTCTTCCTGTCATTGCTACACATGGGGCAGGGAACACGTTTCGTTTCTGTGTGAGAGGTGACAAATGCCTTTAGGTCTTCTTCGTTCATCATTTTCTTCCATTTGACTGACTGTTATTTGTGTGCTAATTGTTTATAGGACACGCTCATTGAGATCGTTCTCTTACTAAGTAAGAAGAGAACATTCTCATCTAGATTGTTCTCATGAGATTGTTCTCCTTATTTTTTTAATAGATTGTTCTACGAGCTTTTCCGCTCTGGCACCATCCTCACTGAGAATATCTGTTGCCATGCGTTTTAATTCTTCTGTATCTAAGCCAAGTGTTTTTGCGGTAGTGCCTAGCATCTGATCATCTAGGAAAAAAGAGCAAGCGGATCGGCGGTCTTTGCTGCTCTTGGAGGTGAGGTCTTTGAAGCTACGTTCAAGGACTGCAAGCGATAGACTCAACTAGAATCTCCGCTCTAGGATTCTCTTTATCAAGACCATGATAAATATGCTTCTCTTTAATTTGGCGATCATTCTTATACGCTACCCCTTCCAGTAGATCCATGATCAGGCTTTCGTCTAGATCAGGTCTTCTGGTTGCGTAGTAGATAGTTGCTGTTAGTCTTACATCCCCCTCGATGAGTTCTTCTCTTTGAGGGCATTGGGCATCAAATGCTTTCTTGTAATCCAGAGCTTTCTTGGATTTCACAAACCTTGGTTTGCCACCGAAAGCCACTAACCTTCTACTGTTTGCTTTACTAGCTGGCTCTCCATATACTGTTATTTCGTAAGAGTTTGACATGATATGTTGGTTACTATACGATTGTCAAATAACTGGAGAACGTGATGAGTAAGATTGGTAACTATGTTATTGCAATGGAGGAGGAAGGCAACTTCTTCTACAACGAAAAGGAAAAACGATATGAGCGAAGGCGTACTGAAAAGAAACGTAGATCACCCCGTCAGGGCGAAGATGCAACGTCTACCCCAGATACCATTCTCACAGATGAAATACCGAGACTGTTGGGAACTGGAAGTGGAGGAGGGTCAGTTTACGAGCAGGATCGCAGCAGTAAGGTCTTCCTACAAAAGATGGAGAGATGCAAACGAAGAGGACGAAAGGGAGTTCTCAATCGGAAAGAGCAACGATCAAGAAAACACTATCGCCGTATACTGTTACTCGGACAAGAGCCAAGAATCAGAAAGCTCTCAATCAACAGGCGTAAGTAATGAAGCTGACGAACAAGTTCAACTTACCGGCACCGATAGTCGCGGCGTTATCGGAGAACAACTACACCAAGGGTGAGTCTCACCGATCAGTAACAACTCTGATTGATTCCCCACGAGTCAGGATTCTCAGGGAGCAATACGAAGATCAGATAGAGGAAGATGTATCTGAGATGATGTGGTCTGTGCTTGGCACTGCTACCCACAACATCTTTGAGAACCACGCAGAGGGTGAATATGTTTCTGAAGAGCGACTCTTCGTAAAGAAAGATGGCTGGATTATATCGGGTGCCATTGATTTACAGGACGAGAACGGGCCATCAGATTACAAAGTCACTAGCGTTTGGTCTGTCATCTTTGACAAGAAGGAATGGCACAACCAACTAAACGCATACGCTTGGTTGATGCGCCACGCAAAAGGTAGACCATCTAAAAGACTACGGATCATAGCGATACTCAGGGATTGGAAGCGCAGGGACGCAGAGACTAAAGACGATTATCCAGAGTCTCCGATCATGATCGTAGACATCCCCATGTGGACTGAGCAGGAGCAAGATGAATACATGGAGGAGCGCATCAGGATTCATCAGGAAGCAGAGTTACGCCAGCTATCTGGAGAGCCTTTGCCCCCATGCAGTGATCATGAGAGATGGAAGAAGGAAGACTCCTATGCAGTTCGCAAGAAGACAAACAAAAGAGCACTTAGAGTTTTTAGCTGCATGGATGATGCTAACGATTTTGTTGAGGCGAACAGTTTAGAAAAGGATCATGTTGTAGATCTACGTCAAGGCGTGGCTACTCGCTGCGATCAGAACTGGTGCCGTGTAGCTGAGTGGTGTGATCAATATCAATCAGAACTTGGAGTAAGCCATGTCTAATGGACGTTTAGAGTTATTGCCAAGACAAACCAGTGGGGGATTTGTTTTTCATAACCCACCAACTATTAAGCTTGGCGCAACCACGCGAGAACAGTTAGAGCAAGCTTTAAGTAAAGAATTAGATGAGGAGATGAAGAGGTTAGAAAAGATGGCTCTGGCTAATAAATTCAATCCCTCACAAAGTCACAAGGGAGAAACCTCTAACGAATTAGAAAGAAGAGCATGGCAACATGAAAATATTTCGTATGACGAACACAGCGGGAGATGGATGGGATGCGGTAACACCGATTTAGACGAGTTCTTTGCACATTGCCATACAGCCCGTGAACATAGCTGTGATCGCAAGCTAGATGAAATATGCAGCTTGCTTAAAGATATTAAAAAGCGTATGGAACAGCCAGTGGTCTACAAAGATCGCGTGATCGTTAAAAGATCGCCATACGAACCGAGGCCAGAATCTTTAGCTAAGTCTAAACGGATCAGTATCGGATCAGTTCTCAGGCCGTGTATTTATTTCTTGTACGACGAAGACAAGATCATCTACATCGGACAATCCATCACGCCATACAGCAGAATAGCCGCACACAACAAGGATAAAAACTTTAGCTCTGTCAGGCTTTTTGCTTGCAGGAAAGACCGTCTGGATTATTGGGAAAGGATTCTCATCAAGAGGTATACGCCGCAACTAAATAAGGCACATAACAACGGTAAGCCAGCCAGAATGAAAACCCCCAAGAAACAAAGATATGTTCACGGTGATCGGCAAGCGCAAAGACAAGTAGACCCTTTGAGGTTTGGTTTATCTAATCATGCGTCAATAAGTTTTCCTGCTCCGTCACCAAATACAGTCAAGGCTTTATAACGTGCATATTGAATTCAGTTTAATTTACGACACAGAAACGGAGGAGGTTTCTATGATGATTCCTACGGGAGATCTGGAAAATGACAGAGAAAAAATTGTAGCAGCCATATATGGGCTAAGAGATTTCTGTGATTTTTTCTTGGCAGGGACTGGGGATGAAGATGCTAAACACTGATAAGAAGTTATATGAAAAGATGGTAGCGATTTGGTCTATAACAAAGATACCTATGCTTAACGGCGAGATCGTATCAGGAGAAGTCAGGTTCTCTTGGGCCAAAGGCCCGATAGTTAACCTAACTATGGAGCTATTCGAGAAGCTTGAGCCTATTGAAATAGTGCAACATTTGGAAAAAAAGATGGATGAAAAATATGGAATCAATGGAAAGCGTTTCCGATCTGATTTCAGTGGGTACTTTACGCACCCATTCTCCTCTCAACGAACTAACTGAGGAAACTTATGGATACAACAAAACTAATTGAAAATCTGATCGCAGCGCAGAAGGAGATCGAGAACGCCAACAGAACGGCGGTCAATGATTTCTTCAAGAGCAGAACAAAGAAGGATGGAAGCCCATACGCCACGCTAGAGGATGTCATAGAGGCTGTGAAGGATAAACTGCTAAAGCATGGCATATTGTACCAGCAGATCTCTGAGTCAGTAGATGGCGGCGTGTGCATTGAGACAGTCTTCTACGGACACGGAGCAGAACTTTCTACAGGCAAAATGTTTGTGCCAGCCGATAAACAAACCCCTCAAGGATACGGCAGTGCGTTGACATATGCTCGTCGTTACTCACTCAGTCTGGCTTGTGGTATCGGAGCAGATGATGACGATGGCAACAAGGCGACTCAGGCTGTTAAAGAGAATCCAGAAAGCGTTGCTAAAGACAAGGCACCGAAGGCTCCTGCTAAGAAAAAGTCTAGTGAAGACACTGGACTCACGTTGGCATCAGATAGCAGTAAGCCACAAGTAGTGGAAGCTGGAGACTACTGGTTGCCAAGGAATGAGGGAGATGCAAAGAAATTTGTAGAGAAGTGCAAAGAGATTATGTCTATGCACGATGACATGGACAAGTGGTCTGGATATTACAGAGCTAACGCTGGGAGGATTGATGTATTGAAGGACAACTATCCAGATTTATACGAGGAGATTGGAGCAGCTTTCACTGCACAGAAGATGAAAATACAAGGAGAAGAAAATGCCTAATTATGATTTAAAAAAAGAGTCAAAGGGAAACCTATGGCCTAACAATGATCGGTCAGGAAAGATGCCCCACTACAGGGGCCATGTGACTGTGACTAAGGAACAGGCAAGGCACATCATGTCTCACATGAAGAATGGGGCAGACGAGGTGAAGATCACCATAGCTGCTTGGGATAACACGGGCGATGATGGCAGTAGCTGGATGGGACTTAAAACAGAAACCCTGCCACCAGAAAATAGTGATGCGCCACCGCCTCCACCTCCTCCACCACCGCCACCTCAAGATGACTTTGAGGATGACATTCCGTTCTGATGGAGATCAGATTAGATTTTGATAAAAGCAGTGGATGTCAGATCGTTAACATCCTCTGCTTGAGTCATCCATCAAGAGCGGGAGAGCTAGAGCATCTTATGAAAGATGAGACTGGCGTGACGGTCAAGATAAGCAAAAGAAAGAAAGACCGATCAAGATCTCAAGAGAACTACTACCGTAAATGGAGCAGGGAGTTTGGAAAGTTCTGTGGACTGGCACCAGATGAAATACATGACGAGCTTTTGTGTATGACGTTTGGCAGTGACGAGTTCGTAACTAAATTTGGAACGACAAGAAGAAGGCCACACCAGAGAAGCTCAGACTGTACAACATCAACGTATGCTGATTTGATTGATACTCTTATTAGAATCAGCGCAGAGATGGGCTTTAAGGTGCCACCACCACATGAACAAGATAACTATTGAATTAGATCTGGATAATCCAGAGATCACTAATTTAGCTTTGAGTGCCATTGAAACTCTGAAGTTGATCATACAACTCGCAGAGAAGGCCAGAGAAGATGAAGAAGAAGATATTCAAGTCTAAGAAGCACTTACAAGAAGTATCTGAAATGTATTGTTGTATAACAGACTTCTCTTGTGGGGGTGACGTTCAGGCACACCACTTGCTCAAACCTTGGACTGGAGGTAGGGGTATGGGCATGAGAGCCTCTGACGAGAACGTGATACCGCTATGCCAGCATCATCACGCTGTACTTCATGATCAGGTAGGCAATGAGTTTAAGTTCTTTGTTAAGTATGGAAGGAAAGAAACATTCGGTCAGGAACTTGCGAGGGATTTGTATGAGCAGTTTGAAAGCAGGAATGGATCGTAAAGAGCATTACGAAATGCGGATCGGCGGGTCTTCTCTATCGGAAAAGATGATCGCCACTTGGATGCTACTCAACAACAAAGAGAACTGTGTGAAGGTATTTAACAAAACCATAACGCCAGACTTTGAATCTCGTATGGATCATGTTGATTCAGGTGACTTGCTTGTCAACGGAAGGAAGATAGAGATCAAGCACTCATCCAGATCGTTTCAGTATGGACACTGGCCTTTTGATAAGTTCTTCATTTGCAACAAGAATAGTTTTGATCGGGCATATCCAGAGCCATCGTTTTACTTTGTGATAAACAAAGAGATGACTGTGGCAGCGGTAGTTAACGTATCAACCACCAGAGATCGCTGGACAGTGGAAAAGGTAAGCGATAGAGATAGGCCGGGAGGAGACAACTATCTAGCATATTGTCTCCCATTAGACGATATTATTTGGCAGAATATTGGGAATGATACGCTATTCCCAAAGTATCAGATTACGTTCTCAGAAAGCATGGAGATAGTTTCATGTGGAACGGTTTAGACCAAGGGGATTTCATCACCCCCTTCCAGCACGTTCCCCGTCCGTGTGGTCTAGCAGACGGGGGCTATTTTATGTAGGATTTTGAATAGGTCAGGGGAGCACATTACTCCGCTTCCTTAGAACTACTCCCCCAGTAGTAGGGCCGAAACTGGGAAGAATTTAGGTCAGGCGTTCCCCTTACAAGAACGTGACACATCTGAAGCCGCCCAGATCTGGCCTAGAGGCGGCATTCTACTTATCTTGTCCTACGATGTAACTGAATCTTTTATTGAAGCGATCATAAGCTTGCTTCTTTAACTGCAATAATTTTTCTTCTTCATCCATATATCTCTTAGCGTTATCAGGGCTTTTCGCTGACAAAGATCTTAATTGTGTAAGCCTCTCGTTTATCGCTCTAATACGTTTGTCGGTTGCTTTCATAGCAGATTCCATCGAGAGATATGGCTGATTCTCTTTGATGTAAGCCGTTCGTTCTGCACCTCTTAACACGTTTCTAGTTTGATTTGCTTTTCGTTTTATATCAGCGGATCGCTCGTAAAAGTCCTGCTGGCTAGTCCTGTGATCTACTTCACCAAGCACCCTTCTAAGAAACGGTATTTGATTTACTGATATGTTTTCATCATTAGCAAACTTATCAAAAGCCGTCTTTGTTCTAAGGGCAGTGGCACCCATACCACCCAATGAGAAGTTAAACAGATGCTGTAGCTTGTCAGGAGATATATCCATCAAGCCTCCGGCTCCCGGCTCACTCTCGTTGCCGCCTCCTAATCCATTTATAAACTTAGCTAGGTTCTTGAAGTATTCGTTTGTGGAAGCTTTTGATAACTGTGATTCAGGTAGATCTGTGCCAAAAGGGAAGTTCTCTGTATAAACAGGTGAGCCGAAAAAGTTTTCGTTTACCGCTATCTCAACAAAAGGATCCAGAGCTGTCGGGCTACCCGTCTTTAATAGCTGTGTAGAGAAGTCTTGAGATGATGCAAAACCAATCGGGTTGAAAGACCCCATTAATGTTTTAGTTACCATCGTTGCTGCTTTCTCTGGAGATTTTAATCCAGACAACGACTCAAAAATGTTTTGTCCCATCACATGAAATGCGTTGTAGCCGTATGGCAAAGGTATTTTGAAGTAATCCTTACCATTAGGTTGCATGATTATGATATTCCTTTCCTTCTCAAACTCAGGAATATTCATGTAAAAGGACTTGCCGTTTTCGTCTTCGTCACTCATTGCTTCTGCTAATGCAGCAGCCAAAGCACCGGCACCTACCATAGACCCAACTATTTTCTGCTTGAGTCTTGAAGCCCGTGGATCAAATACATTTAACCCTCTCGCAAAGTTTAATGTGCCTTGAACAGAAGCATTGAAGAATAGATACAGGCTGTTTAGTGTAGGGCCGAGATCACCAGATCTATTAAAGTTTACAGTTAGGTTCTTAGCTAGTGTGGCGGCTTTGGCAATAGCCTCATCACGAGGTATGCCTTTCTCTATGAACTGATCTCTTGCTGCTTTGAAAGAAGCAAAACGAACACCATTCTCTACAGCCGAATTTCCGTCTTCAACATAATCTAAAATTGTATCTTTAGCCTGAACAACATTACCTTTGAATGTTCCTTTACTCATCTCCATTAAGCTTTCTATGGTCTTCAGTTCCTCTTGTGGAGGTCTGCTATGAAACCAATCTGCTTTTGCACCGGCACTTATGTATTCTTTGTAATCTTGTTGCTCTTGTTCTGTTTGATTGGCACTGTTTCTAAAGCCTTTGTAAAAAGCTTTGATACTTGGGAACGTATCTTTGACTACCTGTTTGACTATCTTGGTATCTTCAGCTTTACCCGCTGGCATAGATTGCTCACCAAGTATGTTATAAACCGCTGTCTGTATGTCCCTAGCAAAGTTACCCACAACGAACTCAGGGTTAAAAGATGTGTTTACCATCGAGAAGAATCTGTTAACCGTACCCAATGTTTGTATTATCTTGCTGGTGTTATCGGCATCTAAATTCAACAAAGCCTTTTTCAGATCAGGATCTTTGATTTCTATGAAAGCTTGCTCTCCGTTTATCTTTACACCAAAAAGATCTGGATTTGTTCTACCAACTTCTTTTGCGCTTTTTGCGGTTAGCTTTGTTCTTCTTACATAATTCTTTCTTTCTTCTTTAGATGTGCCTTCAGGTATGTTTGCTACCTTTTGACCAGTTGGTATATAGGTATAAGAACTTTCAACTATGCGATCAAACTTAGGATTTTTAGCATCAACAACTTCCCAAACATCTGTGTTGGGATTTTCTTTTGCTAAGTCGTACAGCCTCTGACCTATGTTGACATTCTTAGCTGCTCTAGCTATTTGTCTATTTCTGTCTGCTATTAGTGTCGCCAGTGGAGATTCTGCCGCAGACTTTCTTCCCAAAGCTCTCTTTCCTTCTGCACCTTTGGTGCCAAGGTTGCCACTTGTCCCGGCAGTTGCAGAGTACAACTCAGCAAAGTCATCCTCGACTGCCTTGCCTTTCAGCGGGACGTAATACTTAAATAGACCAGACAACATATCGTGATCTTCTTGCGAGTGCAGCCCAGACTCTAATTGTAGATCCAGTGTGCCTTGTATGATCGCATCTGTTTTTTTAGCAATCTTTTCTAATTCTTTTGCTCTCTTGTTACCGCCAGTCCACTCGCCTTTACTATCATTCCAGTCGAGATTGAACTCTTCTTTCATTCTTTTTTTGACATAATCATTTGTCAAACGCACTTCTTGATCACCAACCAATATTGAACCAGCACCACCATCAGCAAAGTTTTTTGGATCAACTTCAGAAATCCTTTTATTTCTCTCTACTGCATGACGCAAGGCTAGATAGTCATCAAACTCTTTTCTTGCCTCTTGTGTGCTTTTTTCAGTATTGATCGCAACCAGATCTTCAACAATCGGATCAATCTCTTCTCTTTGAAACACCCTTGAGGTTTCTCCAACCTTACCGGCTATAGACTCCTCACCAAGATAAGCTGACTTGAGTGCCGGTATAGGAGGCATACCAAGTTTTTCTCTGCCAGCATTTATTGCTTCCTCTATCTTTTTTAATCCGATCAGCTTGTCAGCAAACTGAAAGATAAACCTGTCACCCCTAGTAGTAGTAGGTGTTTCAAAGGATGCAAACTCATCTGGAGGTAAGTTTCTTTCTGCTCGATCAACAGTCTCTGCCTCAATCACCTCTTCTACAGTGGCATTACCAACCTCGCTGGGAGGTAAAGATTGTTTTACTTGATCAACACTTCTTTTTGCTTGTCCTGTTTTGACACTAGCTTCCTGTTGACCCTTGGTTTCTATTTGTTTTGCTCTTACCTCTACAGGGAATCCAAATGTTTCATCCAGCACAACAGGGGGCTGAGTAACTTCTGGCTCTGCTTCTAAGGTAGGCTCTGGGGCTGGTGCTTGCTCTGGTCTAGCAGGGGATGGTGCCAGTACCTTGCCTCGCTTGTTTATAACTCCCTGCTCTACAAGCTCCTCTCTCAAGCTCAAAACTTTTTTGTTTGTCAGAGAGTCTTGATCTAGCAATCCAGAAGCTTGGCGAATGGTGTTTATACCGCTATCGCCACTATCGTTTATGGCACTCTTCGCAGCGTTAAACTGTTGTCTTGTAAAAGGTTTTATCCGAAAGAAGTTTTTCGGTAACTTGGTAGGTTTATCAAACTTGGGTAAGGCTCTGAGCTTGTAATAAAAAAGCTCTCTTTCTGGAGTGGTCATCTTGCCTATATCGCTCTTGCCGACAAACGACTTAGCTATAGCCTTAACTTCTCTTGAGTTTACTTTGGCATCTATGTTCTTGTTGTTTAGGAGATTCTGTATCTCTGTAGCAGCACCACCACCCTCAAGATCAGCTATACCTCTAGGAACTGGACCTGTGCCAATCGCCTGATTTTGTTTGTTAGCAAAGTTGGTTGCATCTCTTTGGGACGTAAACTTAACTAAAGAATCTGGGTTGATACCTTCTCTTTCGGCTTGCGCTTTTTCTCTCTCGTTTCTTGGGCGAAAGCTAGTGGTCTTACCATCAGTTGATATTACCGCTGGCTCACCTTTTTCATTTCTAGTTGACTGATAGCTTTCTGATTCTGTTCTAGCCTTAACCTGAATGCCAATCAAATCCTGCATCTGATCAGGATTTAGAATTTTAGCAGCTTCTTCAAACGTGAAAGAGTCAGACTCAGGCAGACCATCTCTGTATCTGTCTAGGTTCAACTGCATAGAGGCGGGGAGATCAGATCTATTTATTGATTTGCGCCCTGTGCGCTCTATGATCTCTTCAAAGGTAACTGTTTCTGGGAAGGAGACAATCTTTCCATCTTTGTCTTCAACGAGGAATGTGGTTCCAGCGGCCTCATTTAGCGAGGCAGCGGTTACTGTGTTGGCTTCAGGCTCTAATACTCGCTTATGTACTCTGTATAGCTTGCCAGCTTGCTCTGTATCGTAGGTTTCTGGAGAAATATCCATAGCGTCAGTGGCTTGTTGCATGACGTTTTTAGATATGACTTTTTTGTTTAGACCATCTAAGAGTTTGACAGCATCTTCTTTCTTAACTGGCACACCGAATCTTTGATCTGTAGAGGTTTCAAAAACCTCAAACATAGCTTCTTCTTGACCAGTAGTAGGATCTACAGCAACAGATTCTCTTACATCAAACTTTGCGCTAGATGGGAAGTAAGCACCCATGCTAGTTTCTATGATTGATGCGTAATCTTGCCCTCTTCTTGGGGGTATTCCGTCAGGACTTGCTTCAGCCCTTCTTCTTTCCCTTATCTCTGCTTCTCTTGCGGCTAAAGTCTGTGCATCAAATGTAGCCGTTTCTGCCTCAAGCCCAGCTTGACCAGCCTCTACAGCAGCTTGATTTAAAGCATCTACTGTTTGAGCTAATTCTTGTTGTATCTCAGCTTCTTCTCTAACAGTCTGCTCTGCTGTCTGCTGATCTTGCTCTTCTTGTTCAGCAAAATCTTGATCTTTTGCTTTTTCAGAATCAACAGATGTTTGTCTTCTTCTTCCGGCAGCGGAGGTCAACACCAAATCAGCTAACGCACCAGTGGCACCACCAACAGTTAGATCGTCCATAAACGATCCACCGACAGGTAGGTTCTCGTTATATAAGCCCTGCTCTATCAGGTCTTGTGCAATCCCAGCACTAGCCTCTTGCACAGCCTCAGTTGATCCCGAAGCCAATGCGCTTTTTACTCTTCTTACCGCTTCCCTTTTAATATCGTCACTGGCTATGCGATCAAATCGTTTGAATAGATTTATAGGGAGTATTAACTCAGACAAGCCAACAGCCGCACCGCTGACTATTGCCTGATCTTCAGTCATATTATCTACATTTAAACCAGCATCTCTAGCTGCTTGTATTCTTTGTGCCTGATCACCAGCACCAGCACCAACAGCGAGTGCTCCAGCACCACCGTACTCTATGGCTTTCATAGTTTTGCCAGCAGTGCCAGCAACACGAGCAATGACTCCGGGCGTTAGGAACGTAGCTAGTGATCCAACTCCCTCACCAAGCTTTGTAGTCCAAGCGTCTTTGTACTTCTCATCAACACCCAGAAAGCTTTCGTTTAGTGATTTGCGGCCCTCTCTAGCAAGACGAACCAACTCATTCTCTTCGCCACTGTCTATGAGATTCTCAAGACCAACAAAGTTTGTAGTGGCATCTGCTAACTCAGCGATACCTTCAGCAGAAGATAGAAAGCCAGAAGCAAAGCCCCTTGGGACTGCTTTCAAAAACTCACCAGTCTGCCCTATTATGCTGGTTTCTTCTTCAACTTCCTCTACAACAGGAACAGACATTGGGACGGGCTGAGGATCAAAATCCTCTGCTGTAGCCCACCCTGAATTTATTGATATTTCTTTTAATTCCTCATTTGAAATATCTTCTGGAACGTCAAATACGATCCTACCGTTAGGAAGCGTTACGTCTTGCATTATTACTTCCTATCAGCAAAACTTACCGAGGGTTTGTACTCGTAAAACTCTCCAACTGACTCTCTAATTTTTCTTGTTTCACTTTCAATAAGAGCTTCTTGTTCCTCTGGATTTAACATAGCAAGTCTATTTTGGAAGGAAGCAGAGCCTATATATTTAGCTATTGCATCACCCAACGCCTCATTGCCTTTTTGCACCTGACCTTCGTTAAATAATCTTCTAGCTTCGGTTTGTTTTTTATCTAAGATAGTCAGGTCATTTTTGAATTGATTCTCAATCTGCAAATTTCTAGCCTTTATCTCATCAGCAGAAAGATCTCTTCTTAACTGCATCTCTGCATCTGATTTAGCTATGTTCGCAGAAAACTCAGCAGCAGCTACATCTAGCTGTTGATCATAACGTTCCTGCTCTTGAGCAGATTTAAATGCTTCTATTGAGAATGATTCTCCTCTTTGTCTGGCAGCTTCAGAAAGCCTCCTAGCCTCTGCCTCTTCAGCTCTAGCTTGCGTTGACGCAGTTTGCTTGATGTCAGCAGCAGATCTTCCTGCTTTAGATAAACCACCAGCTAGATCACCAGCGGCTATGCCAGCACCCAGCTCTATTAACGCACTACTCAACATATCTTTCTTAGATTCCTTTCTTAAATCTTCTGCTCGTTCTGCTGCCTCTCTAGTGTACTGTTCTGCACTGGTATTTGCCCGATCAATCAAAGCCTGATAATTAAATTCCGCATCTGACTTCTTACCTCTTGCAGCAGCAACTTGGGCTAATGCTGTTTCTAACGGACTAACAGTGGCATCTTCTTTAACAGCGTTTGAGGTTAATTTAGATGTGTCTTGAGGTTGTATTTCAGGGCTAGAGAAAGCTTCCATTTCCTCTAGCTTTGATTCAGTTGATGGCTCTACCCCCTTCTGACTCATAGAGAAAGCAGCAATATCCTGAATGTCTTGCGCTCCTTGGGCAAAAGGATCTGGTTGTGGCGGTGAGTAAGGCAAATCTACATCATCAAACTCAGGCTCAACCTCCTCTATGTTGGCACCAAAAAATCCACCCTTTTGTTCTATATTGGGAGGAAGACCAAACTCTTCAACGTATTGCCTGTATGCACCTTGCTGTGTCTGCGTTAAAGGCTTTTCTGCGTACAACCTACCAGTCATGTTTTGGAACGCTTTCTTTCTTCTTCCTTCAAGATCAAAGATAGTATCCTTCAAAGGGTCTTCGCCAAAAAGTTTGATCGGCTGTCTGCTTATACCCATACCACCGCCATACATACCTACAACACCACCAGCAGCCATCTGCTGTGGCATCTGTTGAGGTTGCATAGGCATAGGAGCTTGCATTTGAGGAGGAGGTGCCAGTGAAGCCAAGCCTTCATCAACTATTCTATCTGATACCGATCCTTGAGGTTGTTGCTTTTGAGCCTCAAAACGCTTTCGCATATCCGTTCTGCGCTGTATCTCACTAACAACAAGAAACTGTGGAACCTGACTGCTTGGCTGTCTCGCCAACATTTGAAGAGTCTGATCAGGCATACCCTTAACGTCATCTTCCATTTGTATAATGTTTTGCATATTTACGTTCCCAGTGCTTTATACAGACCCACACCACCAATACCGGCACCAAGCAACGACTGAGCCTCTGTAGGCCCAACACCGAATGAAGCCATAGTGCTTCCGGGTGTAACGGGCAAACCTTGCAACATATTGCTGAAGAATCCGATCTGCTCTCTTGGGAATGCCTGTTGACGCAAGAAGTCTTGATAACCAATATCCAAACCTCTTTGAGCCAACTGTCTTTGTATTTCCCCAGCAGCTTGTAGATTCTGCAATCTATCAAAGCCCATCGCTTGCTCTTGACCGCCTAGAGAGCTTAATAACCTTGCAGCATCTAAAGCTTGACCTCTTGTTGCCTGATCAGCCTGTAGTCCAGCCAACCCAAGCTGTGCTCGATCTTGAGCTGCTTGAACATTGAACTCTCTGGATCTCATCCTCGCTTCGTTATCTGCTTGTCTTGCTCTTTCTTCAATCTCTTGAGCAGAAAGACCCAACTGTGCCGCTTGTTGCCTAGCAGCTTCACTAGCCTGAAAAGCAGTTCTATCTTCTTGTTGTTGTGCCAGCCTAAGCTGCTCGTTTTGTTGAAATTGTTGCTGCGTAAAGTCTTCTTGCGCTCGTTGAGCCGCATCTTCTTGCTGTTGTGCGGTAAGTCCAAGTTGAGCCGCTTGCTGTCTGGCACCTTCTCCAGCTTGAAATGCTGACTGTCTGAGCTGCTCTGCTTGCTGCAAGGCTCTTTGTTGTTCAGTGCCAGTTTGTAAGCCAAGTTGCGCTTGCTGTAGTCTAGCCGCTCTGTCTGTCTCAAACGCTCTCTGCGCCTGATCAAACGCTGCCTGACCGCCTCTAGATTGTATATCAGCTAGTTGCTGACCTAAATTTCTTTCTCTTTCTGCTTGCAGAATACCTTCTCGATATCCACCAAGACCGCCAGCCATTGCAGCTTGTTGACTTATCTCTGCTGCCTGAGTGTCTGAAGCTCTTTTAGCCTCTCTTTTTTCAATATCTGTAACTAACTGCTGGTATGGATTCATGTAGCTTTGGATCGTTGCAGCGTCTGATACAGTTCCTGCTTGAAATCCGGGGCCAAAGTCAGCTTGACCTGTATATTGAGTTTGAATATCTCCTGCCGTGTAGCCCGGATCAAACTGACCAGCCTGATAACCAACACCTCGCTGACCGGCTTGGAATCCCTGACCTAGATCACCAGCAGCATAGTCGGCAGTTATATCCCCAGCCTGATAACCAGAAAACTGAGCTTGAGGAGTAAAGCCTTGAGCTATGTTTAGCCCTAGATTTGATGGTTGAAAGCCTATTTGGGTAGCTATGTCACTGGCAGATCGGATCTGTTGTGGAGCACCAGCACCAGCCATCTCTGCTATGCCCGTCATAGCTGTTTGTTCAAAAGGATTGAACTCAGCTAGTCTTTGTCCGGGGAACGCCTCATAAGGTCTTGTGCTCTCGTAAACGGTACGACCAAGCATCTCTTCATAGAACGGCTTTGCATACTCAGGAAGATTAGTCTGAGTAACTGTACTCTCTTGGGGGCCACTAGGTGCTTTGCTACCTTTACCCATCTTTTAAACTCCTTTCGTAAACGACATACGATCTTTCGTACCCGTCTTGCTGTAACCACTTCCAGAAACCAAGCCTTGCAGTGGCCTCGATGCCATCACAATCATTATCAACAGCCCAGTCTGTAAGCCTTTGTAACATATCCCAAACCCAATCGTTAAACCTCTGACCGCCAAGAAACTGTATACACAGCATCTTCTTGCTTGGATACATAACAAGCTCAGTAGTTCCGACTCCATCTATTTGATTTTCTGAATCAAAAGCCAGCCATAGTTGTTGGCTGTTGTTTGATATGGACTGCAACAGAGAGTCCATATTCCATCTGCCCTTAGACCTAACAACCGCTTTTACCAAGTGATGCTCTATCTCAGGCCAAAGTGTTTGTACATAATTTGCAGGAACTAAAGTAATAGTGTGAGTGATCTCTCTGGGAGCATCCTTTCTGCGAACCTTATGTTCTCTTGATACGTCCCTAAACTTGACTTGATCTATCTCTAATACTTGCTTCATGCGGGAAGCATACCTCCCATCTTGGCTGATATTGCGTCAGGCTGTTTAGTAGTGCCTGTTTTATCCATTCTAACTCTGTCTAGCATACCATCTAGTTGCTCCACACCAGAGTCTGTACTGCCATCTCCTATTGAAGAAACGACATCTGCTGGCACCACATACTCACCGGGAGATAGTGCCACTGGTTGCTGACCGGCTATCGTGCCTCCAACCATATCATCCATTCCTCCCCCCTCTCCGACAATCTCACCCTCAGTCTGAGGCTCTGATTCTGATACGGCAGCTAGAGCTTCTTGTCTTAGCTGTTGGAAAGCTTCAACTCCATACTCATCAACAAATCTAGATATAACTATGTCTGACTCGTCTTGAGATAGTCTTCCTAGCACAGCCATGATCGTTTGATCTATAAGAGCATCAGCAGAACGCACCTCTCCACCTTCCTGCATACCACCCTCAAAGTCATAAACATCGGTGTAGTCCCTATCTCTTTTTCTTCCTTTTCTTGGGATCTTTTGCTCTGTGACTCGCATACCCATTTCTTGTATGTTGCCCATCGGCATATCTTCGCTGATCATGCCATCGGTCAAACCAGCTAAACCAGCAAACTCACCAATATCAAAAGGAATGTTATCCAAGAAGTTATCAGGCAAATCAATAGGCGGTGTTGTGCTGGGAGCATCAGGGGCATCAGGTGTGGCCTCTGTTGTTTTTTGTCTGAAATACATAATCTCTGGATCTATGCCGGGACGATAACCTTTTAACTCTTCTGGTGTTATTACTTCCGGCCCTCTTAGCTGGGCTTGTCTAGATGCAGCAGATCCGGGGCCAAACCTAATGTTACTCATGGTGTCTGCAAAAGGAGGGGCAGCAGTTGTCGTTGTGGTGGTGGTAGTTCTTGATCTACCGCCCATCCTCATGCCTACAGGCTCAGTGCCGATCATTGCTGCTTCTTGCAAAGCTCTTTGATAATAATCTGGGTTAACCGAAACGATACCGCCCTCTGCATAACTAGGATCGTAAGCAGTGTATGGATTGTTACCACCAGATAAATCTAATCCATAGTCCTGACCAGCCAACCCAATAGAAGTGCCTAGTATTTCTTCTGCTCTTCTTCCTTGTTCTTCTTGATCTCTTTCGTACTGCCTAGCTATTCTTTCTTGCTGTTTCATGGCATCCATTTGTGCTCTTTGCCCTTCTCCTACAGCGACAGGAACGATAGAACTGGCACTCATGAGCTGCTTTCCAACCGCTCCGGGGTTAGTAGCCATAGCCTTTAATCTTCCACCAAAATTTAGATCTCGTAAGCTTTGACCATAAGCGGATTGAGTGTCTGCTAATGTTCTGGTGGCTTCATCTAATGCAGCTTGTTTAGCTAAAGATTCTTTACCATAAAGGCTTTTAAGTATCGGGTCTTGTCCTATGTTTGCAGCAGCAGCATCCTTTGCAGCAGCTCCAGCAACCTTAGTAGCTTCAGTAACGCCTTCTTTGGCAGCATCAACGGCAGCAACAGATTCTGTAACTCCTTTTGCCGCATCTAATCCCGCGCCAAGTGCTTTACCTATGCCGAATCCTGTAAGCCCACTAACAAGCCCTTCTTTTAAATCACCAGTCAATGCAGTGGTTGCAAGCCCAGAACCTATCGCTCCAGCGGCAGCAGAACTCAATCCAGCAGCACCCAACACTCCTGCACCGGCACCAGTCAATGCAGCAGATCCGAGCATACTACCGATTATAGGTGCCAAAAACGGTAAAAACGCTTCTGGTTGCCCTGTCATTGGGTTAGTGGTCAGACCACCCGGAACCAAAGATGCTATACCTTGAACCTCCGCTGGGTTCATGTGAACAAGCATACTGTCTCCGTACCTTCCATACTGAGCCATCTGATTTGCAACACCCTGTAATGGTGCTGCTTGCATTTGACCGTTTACATAATTCATTAACTTGTCTCCACCCCGAATAGGTTAAAACTAACATTTGCTGCGCTTGCGTATACCTTGACCACATCTGTTTGAGCTAAACAAATACCAATAACCACTGTCCTGCTCGTGGTTGCTGCTAGGTCTTCATCGTAAAATATAAACTGTTTGTCATCTGCTCCAGCCCCAGCAACATGAATACTTACTCGGAACGTAATTCCAGAACCGCTTCTATTGCAGATCACAAGTGAACTGACAGTTGTTTGTGTCAGATTGGGAACCGTGTAAAGAGTAGTAGTCGTTGTAGCCGAAACATCAACCTGACCCAAAACTTTTATAACATCTGTCATGAAGCACCCATGAGAAGAAACTGAAACCTTCTCATTGCCAGAGATCCCTCTTTATCACCCTGAGTTTTAGCTAGAACTACATCGTTTTCTATCTGATCTAGGGTCAACTCTATAGTTCTTCTGTTTATTGCTTCTGCTCTTGCATCGTATTCAGGAGGAGGAACAGGTAATGGTGTTGATCTTGTCTGTGTGCTCATCTTCTTCCATCCGCTTTAACATCAAATCTTAGATCACCAAGTCTCCATCCATAACCTAACCCTGCGCTCTCCACCCTAACTATTTGATGCCTAGCCCTAGCCCTAACATGGTTCTGAGTAGAGGATGATGTAATCGTTGAGGTTGATAAGGTTGTTGCTGATTGCAACGGAAAGTCTTTTCCTTTCAACGTCATACTGATCGAGGCATCGCTTGTGGCACCCGTAAACGCAAAGTCAGGCAAGATGCGCTTGATCATCATAAATCTTTCGCCTTCTTGAACCTCAAGATCTCCACTCTCGACAAAAGCATTCATCGCTGATCCATCATCATCAAATCCATTTTCATGGTAGTAGAGATAATTATTGTTACTTGTGGTAACAACAGATGTAGCCATAGGAAAGTTTTGCGTTCCAACGCCTTGCCAAGCCGCTCTCTCTAGGGTTCCCACAGACCAAAGATTCTCTGCGTAATTATAGCTAACGTAGTTTGTTATCTCTGTAGCCCCACTTCCTACTGGATAGAACCACATAACCTCAGAGAATGCGTTGTTTTCTGCTGCAAAGACTTTAAATGCTTGACCCACATTCAAGTTAGAAAATACAAACTCTTTTACTGAGCAAGGCAACGGTTGGACAGATCCGTTATAAACGTAGAATCCACCCTTATCCATGAAGTAAACAGACCCTCTTGCGTTAACAGCAGCATTAGGGCTGATCATTGATATGTCAGTGCTGACTGTTTGAATCTGGAATGTAAACGGCGCACCGACAAATCGCATTGAATGCAAGCTTACATCTGTAAACACCAGTATCTCTTGTCTTCCTTGAACAGCACCAATAATCTGTGATCCAGAGTTTATCCTTATGCCGCCAGCAGTATTTGTTGCTGTAGGAGTCCAGTCAGTTGCGTTTTCTTGATCAGAGAATCTAATAAACAAAGGGTCTATTTGACTAGAACCAATCGGATTAACACCAAAAGCTATAACGTGCTGATCTATATCGCTCGTCATAATCTGCAAAGCTATTGTGGGCTGATCTGATCCGCTAAGACTTGTAATATTTACAGCCCTTGCTCCTGTGCCACCAGACTCATCCCAAAAGAATATGCCTCCACCTCTAGCATTGAAAAGTAAATCTTCTCCGAAGTTGTCTTGGCTAAACAGTCGTAACTGTCCGGCAGCAGATATACTACTCGCACTACCCCAAGCAGACATTCCGTATGATCCAGCACCCCAACCAGTGCCTTCTAAAAAGTCATTCAATCCTGTGTTGATCTGGTAGGCACCAACAGTTGAGCTACCACCATTACCCGTATCGCTACTGTTTGCTGTGACCGTGGTTCCGCTCGTGTCTTTAGCAGTGAACTCGTAGGTGTTAACCGTAGGAACAGCAGTAATCTGATACTCCTGATTTAACACAGCAGCAGTAACATTTCCTCCTAAAGAAGCTGCTCCAGAAAACGTAACAAAATCATTTACTACGGCACCATGAGATGTATCTGTAGCAGTGATCGTACTTGATCCGTTAGTGGCAGCAAATGTTACATCACCAGCGGATGTTGTGGATCTGATCGGAGTAACATCATTGAAGCTATTACCCTCTACCACATAAAACTTTAGATGAGTTCCAAGGCCGATATACCTAATTGACTCTAACGATGCCCAGTCATGTATTGATCGGCAAACGCCTAAAAATGATGTCTCAGAATATTTAACCCAACCGCCTATCTTTTCCGGCCTTCCTTGCCTAAACCTTATCTTGTCGGCATCAAACCAACCCGCATCAGCAGAGTATTCTGTTCCCTCTTTGTTTACACCGGGAGCAAACTTTATCTTGCTAAGTGGCATTGTTAACCTCTACCTCTCGCGCCTCTTCTGCCTCCCTTTCTCTTTTTCTTGGGCTGCTGTTTCTTTCTTGTCTTTGGTTTTGTCTCAACTTGTTGCGTATTAGGCTTTGGAGGAGTAACTGCTGCTGTAGAAATAGCGGGTATTTCTTTTGTTCTTGTTGGAATAGCTTGAGTTATAGACTTCCTACCTTTTATTGGCGTAGGGAGGGCAACGTCTGGTTCAGGCTGTATTACTGCAACCCTTCTTCTAATTGCATCCAGATCTATCTCTGGGATAACCGTGGGTTCTTGAAGGTCTCCTCTAGGAATACTACTTGGAGCACCGAACATTCCACCGATTACACTCGCAAGACCTCCTTTACCCGTATTGCCAAATGTCGCATTTGCTAATCCAGCAACTGATCCAGAGGCAGGAGCCATACCCTGCTCACCCCTTTGAGAAACAATATCTCCAAAAAATCCGCTCGTTGGTATATTACCTTGTGCTGCAATCATGTCAGCCTCGCTAGGCATTGGAGGTCTTACAACTGGTGGAGGCGGTGGGGGGATTGTCCCACGACCCGCAGTGTCGGGCCTACCTACACCAATTAAAGAGCCTATACCAGTTTCAGGAGGTGGAACAAAAGGTATAAAGTCTTCACCCGGAACTTGCGGTCTAATATCATCAACAAAACCACCCGTCATAGGTGGCTCTATAGGATTCATCACTACGCCACCAGCAGGAAGAACGCCTCCCGGCCCACCTTTATCACCACCCATGCCGACAGACGGCCTGACTGATCCCATAATCTCTTCTTTTGTAGGCATCACTACTTCACCAGAAGCGATCCTTGCAGCAACATCAGCAGCGGCCTGTTCAGCAGCGGTTTGCTGTGCCGTTTGTTGAGTCGCAGTGGCTTCAGTATCTGTTTGAGCTTGAGCTTCAGCAGCGGCCTGTTCTTGAGCAATCTTTTTTGCTTCAGCAGCAGCGGCTGCTTGTTCAGCAGCTATCCTAGCGGCCTCTTGTTCTTGAGCTATTCTTGCAGCTTCAGCGGCAGCAGCTTGTTCAGCGGCTATACGATCTGCTTCTGCTTTTGCGGCTGCTTCAGCAGCTTGTTGTTGAGCCGCAGCTTGAGCTTCTGCCTGTCTTAATAGTTCTGCTTGATTGGTTCTGTAATCAGATGCTGCCTGAGTTACATCTCCGGCAGTGAAGGTTTGAAACCCTCCACCTGTAAATGGATTAGTGCCAGCAAGAGCATTTGTAGAAACAGGGGCTTGAGGAGAAAGTAAAGCCCCTGCTTGGGGTGCCATCATAGGATTTTGCCCACCTAACAGCGAACCTATCCCAGAAGGAACCCCGTAATTTGGATTTCTTGATAAAGCTGGCATTCCCTGCATTTGACCGTAGCCGAAGGGAACAGGGGGAGGAGTATAGCTGGGCTGGGGTGTTAAGTTTAACGGCCCAGCCATACCCATTGGGAGCTGATTTGGATCGCCTATAGCCATTATTACACATCCTCCCAAGGTTTGCCTTCAAAAAGAAGAGCTTCTGCCTCTCTTCTTCTAATAAGACCATCTAAAACTTTACCGCCAGCCATGTTCCAACGCTTAATCTGCTCTGGAACACCTTTGTAATTTTCGTCGTTAAGCACTTTTAGTAATGTGCTTGAAGACAATGCGCCCCATCCCAAATTAAAAGTCCATGAAACAAGCGAATCAAACTGATTTTGCGTGAGATCAACTTCAACCAACCTAGAAACCGCACCCTCAAAACTCTCTAAATCGTCTTTTAGAAACTCTTCTGCTTCTTCAGAAGTGCAAGTGTCACCATCTTTTACATCTTTGGTATGACCATAACCGATTGTTTGAACGCCACCAGAGCAGATATAAGAGGACAGCTCACAGCCTTCAAACTTTTTTATAAGAGCTATACCCTCTTTGCTGGTTTCCATTTGTTTTTCCTTTTTTTCTGGAGTAGCGGTGAGTATGTTTAGTTGCGGTATACAGATTAACTTACTTAATCGCCTGTATGCGCTCCACATAGTCACTTCTCTCTGCTCACTCCTTGTACTTTTTCGTATGATCTCATAGCTCCAAGCCCCAACATACCCATCATTACTGGAACAAGTAGCGTTGTGTCTATCTCTGGCACCTCTACCCAGATGCCAAGTATGTTTGAAAGAATCGTATTGTATAAAAGACCCAGCGCACACACCCAACCAATACAGGGTCTCCATCCGCTAACAAATATACTGTGGTGCGCCGCCTCGACCTTGTTTACATCTAACTGACCTTTGGCAAGCTCTTGTGCATGACGCTCTGCCATCGTCGCAATCTCATGAGCCAAAGCGTTCTTTTGATCTTTGTCCTCGATGACTTTATCAAGCAGCTTCGTAGCTGGCTCTATCAAAGAGCTAAGTATGCTCACGCCCAAACCTTAGTCTTCTTACCGCCATAATACTCAACAGCATGGCCTGTTTTAATCATAAGATTGCAAATATCTAAACCAGTCTCTGAGTAAATAATCCCCAGTATCCTGCCAAACTTTCCTCTACCCATAGAGGCTACTGTAAATGTGTTGCGGCATTGCTGTGTCAGAAATTCTTTAGCTGCCAAGCCAAGCACTTTTTCAGCTTTGTTGCGGGTGCGGGACTCCGGCGTATCTATGCCATACAACCTAACTCTTTGATTTCTAAGCCACACATCAAAACCTAGATCAATATCTATATCAATCGTATCACCGTCTACAACCTTTACCAGAGTGCATTTGTAATTGTAGACTTCTTTTTCTTTTGCTTTTGGCACTACGGCCTCCTGCTCATATACGCAGTTGCACCGAAATACAAACCGACAATAGAGGCTTGAGATAAAAACAACATATCACTTAGCGCAGCAATAGTGTCAAGGCGACTGTCTGGGACAAAAGGAGCAAGAGGCAACAAAGCAAAACAGCACATAGAAACCATCGCAGTCCATGCCATTTTTCTTTGTGAGTCTGCTTTTTCTTCTTGAAGCTCAAGTTGTAACATCTCCTGATGGCGCGATATTTCTTGATCGCTGACTACTCCATCACCATCTGCATCATACTCTGCATATCTAGACTTTGGCTCCAGTTTTTTAGGAGTCATCTTTTTTGCCTTGATCTCTAGCTAAATATCCAGATATCACACCGATAAATCCAACGATTGCATTTTGTGCCAAGACAATAACCGACTCATCAGGCGGTTTGTTTTCTTTAACGCTAATGTAAAAGTCACCAATAATAATAATTCCAAGCAAAACGAACAAACCAACAACCATTGTGTAAATCATATTAGCATTTGTCATACAGTCACCATGATTTGCTGTCCCGTTGCTTTTGGCGTTGTATAACTAAAAGCTCCGTTTTTGTAGGTATAAACCTTAGAGTCGTAGTAAGTTGTTACTACTTCACTCTTCCGATTAGTCTCCCTGACTTGCAACCTTTCTACTTCAATTTTATGTATCTGATGCTTTGCATTAGGTGGTTGCACTTGAACACTGTTTGGGAAAGGCGGTATGTCAGTCATCTTTCTTTTTAATAGTTGGGTCTCGAAAAATGTACCTGCCTTTTCCCGCTTCACTTTGAGGGATAAGCCTTACCTCACAATACGCATCAAATTTATTCGTTCCCCTACCAACAACATAGTTGTGGATATGGGTAGATTGATTAACTAAGGCATCACGATACTCAAGGCAGCTAGTTAATTCTTGGAATGCAAGCTCGACACCAGTTTTGTTCCCACCCGCATCGAGCATCACCAGAATAAAAATCATTAATGTCATATGCGTCTTTTCTTTTTTATGGCTTGGGTTTTCTCAGCCTGTGGAGCAACAAGCTCCCAAGTCAACATTTCAACGTCAACCTGATGAGCCGTACCAAGAACTCTTGGCATACTGTTTCTAACGTAAATCATTGCGCCATAACCACATTGTCGGTGATTAAACTTCAACCACTCCATTGCAACTGTGCGCCGATATGCTGGAGGTTGAACTAACTGAAGGTTGTTCCACTCCCTTAAATCACAAAATAGATTAGGGCTTTCGGGATCGTAGTTTACTGCTTCTGAAGCATTATCTGGATCAACTGAGCCAGCTTCTCGTCCGTTGACTTCAGAGTCTCCTGTTGTTGACTCAGGCTGTCCACCACCGCTTTTATCTGCGTCTGATTGACTGCCGACAGTTGCCCGTTGGCTACCGCCTTCTCCGCTGTCTCCTTTACCACTTGCTCGATTCTAGCCACCTCCGAACTGGTAGCTTGCGCCTGTGCTTGCATAGATCCCCATGCTATTGCTCCAGATATAGCAGCAGCAGCTACAGGCAATGCCCATGTAGGGACTTTAATTGAAGTGCCTTCACTCATCCTAAGCTCCTAAAAACTGGGGAACCAAAAGACTCCCTATGATTAAAATAATAACGCCCCATAACATTCGCTCAATACGATCAAACCGTCTTGATCCATCAGCTAATCTTTCTTCAATTCTTTCATAACGAAGAGCACACTCTCTTTCATGCGTGTTTATCTCTTGCAAAGCTTCGTCTGCCTTATCCACTGCTACGCTTTATCTTTTGCTTTGCCAATAGTTAAAGACATATACTCTATGATTGGGTAAACATACTTACCCATAAAGACATCATCTTTAGGTGTTGGGGTAGCAGCCGTGACAGCACTCGCTAGGGTAACAACGGTAGTTACAAGGGTCCAAATTTCCATTAAGTCCATTATTGTACGACCTCTTTTTCTTCCTCAACCACTTGTATTGACTCTCTGAGCAAAGCCTCTCTAGCTGCAATAACCACTTGAATATCATAGGCATCCTCCTGCAATGAACCAATTTGATTAGCTGTTGCATCTAATCTTGCCCTAAGATCCTGTAGTTTTGTAATCTGCCTATGCGCCTCTGGCTTGAGATCTTCTATCTTATAATCCTCGCCAAACAAGTTTATTACATCAGTGCTTTGTTCCGTCATCTGCGACTCTCCAAACATTTAAATTAGCTGCTACTGTTCTTCTTTCACCCGGCCCTTCAAAGGGGTACACCATGTGCTGCAACCAAGATGGAAACATATAAAACTTACCCACCTCTGGCTTTAGTATGCAGGATTGTGGTGGTTTCAACCGCTCTGTGTCCATCAAAGACCCTGCGCCATACTGAAACGAAATACAGCCGTCAGAGTTACCGCTTGCATTATACAAAGAATACTCTGAGGTTCCTGACGTTGGGTTATCTAATATCTGTTGCGGAACCTTTGTCCAACAAGTGCAACTAATCCCCATGACAGTTTTAGTGCCATGATCATGTATTGGGTTGTAGTCACGCTCGTAACTGTGCACTGACCAAAGCTCATCTGTCTCAACTAATCTTTTTCCCGTAAAAGGATTGACAGTGGCAGTAGAGAAGTTTTTCAGATAATCAGCACCCATGATTTGAATCAGCTCGTTGAACTTTGCAAGTTTCGGGTGATTATGATCCATTGTAAGCTGTTCGCCATGACCTATCTGGCCAACTAGCGTACCCGCATGAGATCTACGGTCCTCTTGCTGTAAAAGATCATCTAAATAATCGTTAAGATTACTTACCATCTCATCAGATAAATCTGCCTCCATCAGAAAGACGGCTGGCAGTGCGTGCATCCGATACTCTTGTCTTACTTCACTCAACTAATTATTCCTTACCATAACCAACTAAAAACTATTATCGGCAATATAACTAATACCACCAATACAAATTCTATCACTAGCTAGGTATTTGATAATCGTTATCTGGCACTGGGTCTGCTGGAGGATTAGTTATTACAGAATCATATTGACTGTTGAATATCGTATCCCATCTTGCGGTAGGGCAAAGAGCCTCTAACTCTGATTTAGTCCAATCAGCTTCTGCCTTTGCAGTAAAGTCACCATCAGCAGCCACTAATGTTGCAGACTTTTCGTTGGTGTAGTAATCAGCTTCACCTTCCGTGCCTTCTTCGTACTTCATCGTAAGCTCCCACTTCTCAACTTTATTGCTGAGATTGTAAGGAACCGCTTTCACTAAAGTTCTAGTAATTGCCATTTCTATCCTCCTTTAAGGGTTTCTATTTCTGCCGAAAGTTCTTGGATTGCTTTAACAAGCATTGGGATCAGTGCTGCTGGGGCTAAAGTCTGTACAGTAGTTTCATCTGTCATCCAAACATCTTGTCCGTCTTTGACCTCAGAATGGTTATCAATAACTGTTTTTACTTCTTGAGCAATAAACCCATGAAGCTCCTTTCCATATTCAGATCCCAAGCAGGGATTATCTGATCCATCTATATATTGAGGCAACTCATTAGGAACATCTTTTGCTTTTTTCCAGTTATAAGTTACTGGCCTAAGATCGTTAATAAATGAAAGTCCCGCCGTGCTGTCTGTAATATTTTCTTTAAGTCTTTCATCAGAACTAGCAGCCCAACTTGTATCTGAACCATTTAATTCTAAAGATGCTACATTACTGCCACTGCCTATTGTTACTCTGTTATCGGCAGCAACAGTTACTTCTTGTCCAATTGCGATAGCGTTATTTCTTGAAGTAGCATTTGTATCTGCTCCTTTACCTATGCAGGTATTTCCACCACCAGTACTAATTGTAGCACCAGCACTAACTCCTAAAGCAGTGTTGCTATCACCTGTGCTAACAGCTTCTATTGCAGACGTACCGACTCCTGTATTGCTTCCACCAGTTGTAAGTGTTGTTAAAGCAGCTTTACCAACGGCAGTGTTGCTGCTTCCTGTTGTGTTAGCATCTAATGCACTACCACCGACTGCTACTAGGTTGTTTCCTGTAGTATTACTTTTAAGAGCACCGCTCCCAACGGCGGTATTTCCTGCAGCTGAACTTCCAGTAGAAACTGACTGTAAAGCTTGTTTTCCAAAAGCAGTGTTATCATTCCCCGTAGTAAGATATTGACCAGCTTGAAACCCCGCGATTGTACTAGCAGCCCCTGTAGTAGTGCTTTCTCCAGCACTAGTTCCTAAAAAGGTTCCTCCATCTCCGCTAGTTAAACTAAGTCCAGCCGAGTGACCAATTGCTGTGTTGGAACCCGAAGTAGTTATTGCACTCAAAGAACTTTTGCCCACCGACGTATTGTAACTGCCGGTAGTATTAGCATCTAAGGCAAATGCCCCTACAGAGACATTCTCTGTGCCTGTAGTGTTTTTGTTTAACGCATCATACCCAACGCCCGTGTTGTAGTTTGCTAGATTATTTGCTAACACTTGGTAGCCAGTACCCAAGTTACCCGTTCCTGTTTCGTTCAGCGATAAAGTGTTATGTCCCAAAGCCGTATTTGCATCAGCAGTCGTATTAGAATTTAAGGCTTGGTATCCAACCGCCGTGTTGTTTGCACCAGTAGTATTTTGTGACAACGCACTACGCCCAAGACCTAAATTATTACTTGCAGTAGTGTTATTCGCTAAAGCATTAACACCCATTGCTATGTTGCTACCGCCAGTTGTGTTTGCCCCTAGAGCATTCATGCCCACGGCTGTATTTTCCGCGCCAGTACTATTAGCATCTAAAGTGTTATAGCCGACCGCCGTGTTATTATCAGCAGTGCTATTAACCCCTAAAGCACCTGATCCAACCGCCGTGTTTTGTGAACCCGTAGTCGTTGATGCTGCTGCACTTTTTCCCACCGCTGTGTTGTTGCTTCCAGTAGAATTACTGGACATAGCAGCTTGTCCAACGGCAACATTAGAGCCACCTGTCGTATTGGCGTCTAGCGCAAGAGTACCCACCGCTACATTTTCAACTCCGGTGCTGTTAACTAGCAACGCGTCTTTACCAATAGCCGTATTACTATGGCCTGTGGTGTTTGCTCTCATGGCGTGCTTTCCAACTGCCACGTTATTATCTGCTGTGGTATTGGCGTGTAAGGCTTCTCTACCTATTGCAACGTTAGATACACCTGTAGTGTTATCTGCAAGAGCATTAGATCCTACAGCTACATTTGAACTTCCTGTGGTGGTTGATAATGCGGCGTTATGCCCCACGGCTGTATTTTCATCGGCAGTACTATTATTACCTAAAGCATTTTGCCCGACAGCGACATTAGAACCCCCGGTTGTGCTTGCTCCTAATGCAGAAACGCCCAACGCACTATTACCAGTGCCTGTTGTATTAGCGTCGAGAGCGGCTGATCCCACAGCGGTATTAGCTGCTCCTGTTGTGGTTGCACCCATCGCTCCTGTACCAATTGCTGTGTTGTCTCCAGCAGTAGTAGCAGCGTCTAACGCTCTATATCCCACAGCAGTGTTAGACTGCCCTGTGGTGTTATCATTAAGAGCTTGATCTCCAACAGCGACGTTGCCGGAAGCGGTTGTATTTGCCTCAAGTGCAGAGTTGCCAATCGCAACATTGTTGGAACCCGTTGTATTTGAAGCTAACGCAGAGGTTCCCATCGCATTGTTTGCACTGCCCGTGGTATTAGCCGTCAGTGCAGCACCGCCAACAGCCGTGTTAAATGAAGCTGTAGTGTTTGCTGCGAGAGCCTCAGAGCCAAGGGCAACATTAAATGTTCCAGTTGTGGCAGCAGTTAAAGCATTGTAACCAACCGCAACAGTGTTACCCGCTGTTGTCAGAGCATCACCAGCAAGACCACCTACGAGCGTGTTTTGAACTCCCGTAGTGAGTGAAAAACCAGCAACATATCCAACCCCTACATTGTAAACATCAGTGGTTGTTGTGAAGTTTTGAGTAGCTAATGCAGCAGAACCTAACGCAACATTTCTATCTCCTTTAGTATCAGCACCTAAAGAGTTGAATCCCACGGCAACATTGTTGTCCGCAGTGCTTATAGCATCTCCAGACCTTGAACCTATGAAAGTGTTATTAAATCCAGTGGTTACTTCGGTTCCAGCGTTATCTCCAACCAGAGTGTTATCATTCCCCGTAGTTAGCGCATCTCCTGCGTTTTCACCAATAGCTACGTTGTCATCTCCAGTAGTGAGGCTACTACCTAACGCACCCGAACCAAGGCCAACATTATTAGTTCCACCTGTTACGTCTAATACATCAGTGACAGCGCCGCCTGATCCAGCACCATCGGTAGCTACCATCTTGATACCGCCGTTGGGTATTGTAACTGTAGAGCCAGTGCCTTGTTTAATAATTACGCTGTCACCAGCAGAGTTTTGTATGACCCATACATTTGAAAGCGTGTTGGGAGCAAGAGTTACAGTACAAGCTTGCGAAAGAGATCCCGTAAGCGTTAAAGAAAAAGAGCGGAACGCATCGCTCGATCCATCTGCCATCGTAATCGTTGCAGTCGAGGCATCAGATAAAGCTTCAGAACCAGTGCCAAATTTTTCTGCAATAAGCTCCAAATTTGTATTTGTGCTATTTCCCCAAGTTCCTGCTTCATCGCCTGTGGCGATTTCTTTTAAGCGTAAATCATTTACATACGTTGCCATAGCTTACCTTTTCTTAGTTTTAGCTTTAGGTTTTTTCATTGAGGACAAATGCTTCTTCAAAGTATCAGCTTGCTTTTTATGGGTCTTAGATGCTTTCTCTAAACCCTTAATCACTTTCCTTACTTTGCGAACCATCAGGCTACCTCTTTCCAATTCGGTGTTTGTGTGTCACTAACTGATGTCCAGTTAGGCGTTTGAGAATCATCAATAGAACTCCAGTTGGGAGTTTGCGAGTCATCTACTAGTGTCCATATATTTACTAATCCGATTTGTCCTGTGCCAACAACTCCAGTCGGCTCGACGTTTGCATCTGGGACGATTGATACAACCCCGATTGATCCAACCATCTCAGGCATCGAGACATTAATCGTTTGAGCTGTGCTAGTAGTGACTGAGCCAACAGAACCAGTGCCTTCCACGCCAGTAGGGGTAGCTGATGCAGCAGCAGTAACGGATACCGAACCGACTGAATTAGTAGCACTAACCCCAGTAATAGAAGCGTTGGCCCCAGCAGTAGCAGTGACAGAACCCACACCACCAGTTGCTGCAATGCCCGTGACACTGACGTTAGCCTCACCCGTGACTGTAACGCTGCCAGCGGCTGAAGTGCCAACAACACCAGTAGGACTAACATTCGCAGCGGCGGTAACAGAAACTGATCCCACAGATCCTGTTGAAGATACGCCGGTGACTGAGGTGGTTGCTTCCGCGACGACCGATACAGACCCGATAGAACCCGTACCCGCGACACCAGTTGGCGTAATGTTAGCTGTTCCCGTAACCGATACAGATCCAACAGACCCTGTTGCAGATACTCCTGTAACTGAAGTATTAGCGGCTGCTGCGACTGTGACCGATCCGACAGCAGATGTTCCCGCCACGCCTGTGACAGCGGTTGTTGCCGTCCCTGTGACCGTAACCGAACCGATTGATCCAGTTGCAGATACACCTGTGACAGTGACTGGGACATCTTCATTCCACGGGCCTTCGCCCCAAGTGCCTCTACCCCATCCATTAACAATCGCCACACTCTACTTCCTATGTCTAGCGGTTTTCTTCGCTATTTTTTTAGGCTGCTTTGAATGCTGCTTTCCTTTCTTTGTGTCTGCTTTTTTCTTTCTGGATGTAGCAGCATATTCCGCATCTGATAAAGCCTGTCTAGCCTTCTTCGGGAGATACCTTTCACCTGTCGCCTTTTTTCCTTGTGTTGATGGCTTTCCTGATTTGGTTCCCCAATCCTGCTTAGTCCATTTCTTTAAAGACTTTTGTGATTTTTTTAAAGACACTACTTGTAGCCACCACCCGCATCTTTGTAAGCTTTCGCAAGCATTTGAGCTTTACGAGCAGACCACTGACCGGGCTTGCCACCTTTGCTACCAGCTTTGATACGATTAAACTGACGCTTTCTCATTTCTGGCTTAGTGTAGTTACCAGCCTCATTAACACGCGACTTTGCCTTTTTCCCATCCTTCATTGCGACTGGCTTTTTTACCACTCGCTTAACAGCTTTTTTAACAGGCTTTTTAGCTGCTGGCATATTAGGCAATCCTTATGATCGCATTAGAAGCATCTGCTGTAGGAAACTGAACAGTGAAGTCTCCGGCAGTGCTAGTCTTATCACCACCAAATGCCAAAGCACAAACCGCTTTGTTAGAAGCACTGCTGTTATAAATTAGTGCTCCATTCGCCGTGATTGTTGCGCTGGAGAAGGTAAGATCTGAGAAGTCGCATAGAGCAGTCGTTCCAGATGTCGTGGGAGTCACTGAAGTCAGGTTTGACCCACCACTAGAATAACCTGTGCCACTAACCTCGTTAGTTGTAGCAAACGCCGTAGTACTTGCCCCCAAAGATGCACTGCTCGTAAACAACGCAAGTTTAAAAGTGTTACCCGTGGTAGCAGTAAAGTTGTGAGTTCCAACAAGTATTTCCTGCTTAAACGAGGTACACATAGCTGTAGATATAGCCATTATAGTCTCCTTAAAATGTTAGCCATCTCTTGTTGGCCTTGGTTTTCTAACTCTGCTATCAAGGTTGTCCGATCACTCTTGATCGCCTCTTTCATGTAATATGAAATCTGTTGTAGCACCGCTTCTTTGAAAGCTTCTGCTTGCTGGGCAATGATTGGATGGCAGTTGCCTCCTATGCTTACTATTCTTTTTGTAGCTTGCTCTGCCCAAAAATCTGGATCGTGACCCATATTTTGAGTGGTTGTCACATCCACTGTACCAACTTCAAATGAAGAAAAGGACACTACCTAGCTACCCTGACTGCACCAGCCCTATAGCTATCTGTTGTATTATAGCCTTCACCTAAAGACTTGATGTCATTCAAAGCGGTTTCGTATCTGGTATTATAGACTTGCATCATGTCTGGTTCGCTTTTCAGAAAGGTTGATGCTTCAACCAAACATCCATACAACAAAGCACTTTCTGCATTTGTACCAAGCCAACTTGTGCCGCTAGCAGCGACAGTTATTGACTCTGGCTTGTAAAAATAATGCAGCTCACTCGTTAGGTTTGCATTAGGTGTTGGCCCTAGAATAAACGTGCTTGAGTCAAACAATCCATAATACTTTGGTATGCCAGTGGTAGAAGAAACCGGATAAGCCTCTCTAATAAAGTTAACATCCTTCTGGATCAAAAACTCATATCCACTGTTATCAATAGCGATTGAATACACCGCCAAAAAGTCTGATGGCGTAGAAAGATACTCGTTACCGCTTGTTGTTGTGCCGGTAACATTCTTTCTAAAATCAGGCAGTTGAACTGACTTCAGTATTCTGTTTTCAGCTTGAGTTATGATAACGGGTAAGTTAGTAACAAACGTGGATTCAGATGTCTCCATGTAGTCTTGTATCGCCGTCTTTAGGGTGGTGAATGTGAAAGCCATCAGCTTATAACCACTCGCGCAATACCAACCTCGCCCCGCATAAACACAGCATCATTGCCAACAGGATCAAAGGCAGCTAACGCCCTGCTTTCTTCTAACGACTGATCCGGCCTTGGATTCCTCAAAGCTTGAGGATCGTTAACCTTCACTCTTCCCAAATGAAGTTGAGGCTGATCAGGACTCCAAACGTCCTTCCCCACAAGCAGCCCAGTAGGTCTGCCATTTTTTATTTCTGGTTTTAAATCTTTTAATGGATAGCGAAACCCAGTTAGATCGCAAAATCCGTAAGCATATTTACCACTAGCAAAGCTCAATATGTATACCCTCCGGGTGCTATAAACAAAGAGGCTTTCTCTCTAGCAGAATCAGCCGCCATCATCCATTGTTCTTCGTAATCTGCTTTCAAAGCCTCCATGCGATTCGCCGCTGACGGAAACTTCAAGCTCAACTGAAAAGCCAATCCAGATATTAAGCAAGGTAAAAACCTAGCCGGTATGTCCATATTATTACTTGCTGGAGATCCGCTGTCTTCTATTCGCTCCATGTAGTAGTAAGCAAATATATATGTTTCCTGATCGTCAGGCGTGGGCCATAAATTTATCGTTATACCATCTGGAGTTCTCTCAACGTAATACTCAAGAGGCTTAGATCTTGTTAGTTTATTTGATAAATGTGAATACTGGCTAACAGATATTCTACTCATACTCTGATCAAACTGCTTGTCAGTGTCTCCAGAGTCTGTCCTCAAAAAACCTTCAACAATGTCAAATATCTTAGCATTAAGAGAGTATGTATTAGTGCCAGCAGTTAGTGTTTGTGTCCCAAACTTCACAGTCCACAAATTCAAACCACGGTTCTGCCACTCAAGCATCAACAGATCAATGCTTCTTCTTGCTGTTTTGTAGTCGTAGCCACTACGCAGTTCCAACCCCGCCCTCTCAAACGCCTCTTCCATAGCGTCAGAAAGATCAAGATTGAAAGTATGTGTACCGCTTGTAGCCATTACTTCTTCCTTTTAACCTTGGCTTTTCTTTTTTTTGCAGGAGCCGAGGATATTTGTTTTTTCTGCTGCGCCCTACTGATCGGCATCAAGACTTACCAAACTTTTGCTTTTGTGATTTAGGGGGAGACTTCTTGCTCCCGCCTTTACCGGCCCAAAAAACTTTATTTGCCCAGTATGCGGCACTTGTTGGCCCCTTCTTTATATTCTTCGCATGACGAGCCTTGAAGCTCTTACGAGCCTCTGGGCTGTAGTTATGGCCCATCTTCTGATCACCAAACCGAATGATCTTCATTTTCTCGCCATCCCTGACGGCAACAACCGCTTTTTTCTTGGGATGCTTGGGCGTTCTTTTGGGTTTGTTTAAACCAGATAAACCAACCTTTTTCAGCCTGTTTTTTTCTGATTCACTTAAACTCATTTTTTTCTCGATCTGTTCTTTGATCTAGATTCAACCCGAAGGTTGCTTCTCCTGTTGTTATGAGTGTTTCCGTCTTTATGGTGGACATCTTTATTATCCCCCTTAGAAACAGCTCCAGAAGAAGCCATTTTCCTTCTAGCGGCATTTCTGCCAGCCCTTCTTTTCTTCTCTTCAGGCTTAGAATGGAACTTCTTGTATTCTCTCTTGTAGTTCCTAGCCATAGAGATTATTTTTTAGGTGCTGCCTTTTTAGGTGCAGCTTTCTTAGCTGGAGCCTTCTTCTCTTCTGGTGCCATGTCTTTCAACGCAACTTCAGCGTCTGCCTTGACAAACACATCCCCAGAAACAGCGACATACTCACCATCTTCGTTTTTACTACCGATCTGATAAGCATCTTCGCCAGTTTTGCCGAATACTCCACTAACAAATATTTCAAGCTTTGCCATTAGTACACCTTCCTAACTTGCATGATTATGTTGTACACATCACCGTCTGTATGGGCCACCGTGGTAAATAAAACATCACCTGTAGTCCCACTCGGCTTTGAGTCTGGTATACCTGTGAAATCAGAAAAATCCAAGGTATCTGACCAATCAGCATTTAACTGCCAAGCTAGTACATCTGTACCTGCATCAAAGAATATCTTCACTCCCATCCCTATGGTTGAGTAATAGATCTTTTGAATCGTCACACCAGTACATGATGCACCAGTCATAGGATCTTTAGACAAAGCAGAAACATCAATCTTTGCAACGGCAGCTTCACCAGTGCCGTCACTTACATTTGTAAACCTAAAGATGGCGGTTGTTGCGCCATCCTGTATGGTTTGTGTAGTTACTGCATCAGCCATGATTCACTCCTTTAGGACGCTGCGTCAAACCCTGTAATTTCAATCAAGAAACGTCCAGCGGTATAAGTTGCATCGCCAGTGCCTTGGCTAACCAGATACAAATATTGGTCTGCTACAATGTCTCCACCAGCAACCACCGTGCCAGCAGAAGCTGCGCCAGCATTGATAATTTGAGTTTCTGTCAAGTCACCGATTGCAGTGTCGTTAACGCCTGTGCCTTCCGTAGCGGAGAACAGATCAATGTCTGTGCTGCCCCCAGCGGGAGTCTCAACACAAGTCATCGTTACTCCGAATACTGTGCCTTGGTTAGCTGCTGTAACTCTACCAATAAACGCAACACCTGAACCGTCTTTACCGATAATGTCTCCAGCAGTACCACCATCCTTCAAACCTGTCAGGTCAATCATAATAGTTGACTTAACAATGTTTACGTTAGTGTCCACATCGCTTTTTAGGCGAGTTACCTGAGTGACATAAACAGCCGCAGTGCCTTCAATACCAGCACTTCCAGTTGCTTCAGTTGCCCACTTGTCGCCAGACGTTACCGTTATGGCACCAGTGGTTGAGTTCTTAGAAATCTGTTGATAACCCTTTTCTGAACGAATCGGGCCTGTAAAAGTAGTATTAGCCATTATTGTCTCCTGTCTTGGCTAGTGTCTAATGTTCCATGTGGAACAATTAGTCAGGAAAAAAATAAGAGCCACTCCAGTTTCCTAGAGTGGCCCTCATAAATGGAATTAGCTGGTTCCCGGTGAACCGTAAATTCCGAGTGGATCAGATACCCCAAACGAGTATCTTTCTCTCGCCTTGTAACGCACGTTACCAGTGTCAAAGTCACCGTCCATGCTGGTTTCCAAGGCAGTTCTTTCAAAATGCTTCATACCGTTAGGTACGTCCGTCATCAAGAAGAAAGCGTTGGTGTCAGTCAGGTAGTGATTGACCGCATAACCGCCGGGGATCGCTCCCATGTTGCGGATAGCGTTGATGTCGTTGTCAGCCGTAGAAACCCTTTGTGCAGTTTCTAAAAGTCTTTCTGCCGTAAACATCAAAGCCGGAGGAACGATCAGTGACGTAGGACGAGCAGCGATCAAAAGACCTCTCTCATCCGTGAAAGCAGCGATCTCAATGATCGCGTTTTCCAGTGACGTTTCGTTTAAATCCGCAGCCGTAGACGGCCGGTTTGCATTCGTGCCGCCATTAACAAGCGGGTGAGATGCGTTAAACAGCGATACACCATCTCCAGATTGGAATGTGTTGAAACCATTGTTAAGAGGGTTTGCTGCTTTAACTTGCTTTGTGTAAGCCATCGCTCGTGCAAGAGCCTTGGTATAACGTGCAGACAGTGAGTCATACAAATTATCTTCCATCGCCTCTTCCGTGATCGAGAATCCCATAGCAATCGTTTCGTGATTGTATCGGGCTGTGAAGCTTTCTTGTGCTGAATCATAAGAGATTGCAGAACCTTCTTGCTTAACAGGAGCTGCCCCAAAACCTGACAGCTTGACCTCTTCTTCAAAGCTACGATCTGAGCTTTCTGTCTCATAAATGAGAGTGTGCTCATCTTCGTATTTTTCGTACTCCAAACCAAAAAGAGCATTAAGCCCCGGCAGGAGTTCTTTAAGCATTTGCGCTCTAGAAATTGCCATTTCTTAATCCCCCTTATACGCCAGTGGTGTTTGTGTACTGATGACCCACGTTAAAGAAAACGAGAGCATCAGTGAACGCATCACCCACTGCACTATTTGGCCCGTCAACGAATTCAATGATTCGCATCGGAAGCGTGTTGGTCGTAGCTCCAGTATCTCCAAGAGAGTTTTTGCTACGTCCGATTGAAGTAGATCCAGCAGTTTGTACAACTGCAATGTTGTTACCTAGCTCTGTCTGAGACAAAACGCCAGATGACTGCATTTGCATTACTACGTTTGGATCATCAACGACATAAGCCACGATGTCATCCGCAGCAGTGCTTGCTGGAAAGGTTTGGTTGAAAGTCAACTGACTCGTAGAAGGGTCAGTGTAGGAACATCCTACAAATACACCAACAGGTGTAAGAGAAGTTGTGCCTGTGTCTTTTTCTACGGTGCCTGTGTTAACAAGCTTTAGAAAATCTCCGTAGAATATTGCAGTGCCGTAACCAGACGCTATTTTGATGTGACGAACTTTACCTGTGAAAGAGCCACTAGCACTTAGCGTATTAACTGGTTCCGCACCCATAGGGGTTGCAACGGTAGCCATATTCGGCCTCCTTTAGTTAACGACTAACCCCTTGCCAGAGATCAGTCCTTGCCAAATGAAGATACCCGTGAGCTTCTCTCTGGTTGTAAGAGAGGCATACGAGGATCATTTTCTCGCAGGAAGTTATTGTCTACTGATTGCATTTGCTGGGAAGCTAGTTGATCAAAATGACGCTCTCTAGCCTTCATTTTATCTTCTGGTGCTTTACATAAAAGCAAACCACCTACCTCTATATTTCCCTCAAATTGAGTGCCAATGTCTGACGTAAGCTGTAGTTCTGGATGATCCTCTGCTTTCACAGGTTGCCATCCTTCCCTAAACATCCTTGATACGTGGACATTATCAGATTCTCCTAGAACCTTAGTCTTTATCCACCTGAAAACCCAACCATCTTGTGGTTCTGGATCAGGCAATATAGACGCTGGAGTCCATGAGTCATCTGGTCTAGTAGACACTTCTCGCGTTTCGTTAGTTCTTGGTGTGCGCTCTTCAGTCATGTTCTACCCTCCTTCAAGAGTTGTGCTGCATACTGTTCGTTGGTAAGTCCAAGTCGCTTGGCGAGGGCGCGTTGGCTGGGCGCGAGCTGTACTTTGCGCGGTTTGGCTCCGTTATTTCTAACTTGTGGTGCCACCACCGTCGAGGGTTGATTGACCGTCACAGGTGCGTTACGCCCATCTGTATCGCTTTTTCCCGGCCAATCATGTTCTGGAAATCTTTGTCTTAGCTCTGCATCAACAATGTTGTAGTAATCCTGAGAGTTTACAATCACTCCAGATTCAGGCTTTTTCAGTTCCTCGTGTATACCAAGAGCCAAACTGGTCATCTTTTCGTATCCCGGTTGCATGAACCAAGGATTCTTTTCTGACCATGCTTTTGCTTCTGGCTGAATAACCCGTTGAGGCTGTTGAGGAACATATTGCTGTTGAGGCTGTTGTTGAGGCTGTTGTTGTGGTTGTTGAGTAAATGACTCTTGTTGCCTTACAAGATTGTTTTCATACTTCTCAGCTTCCATAAACTCAGATTGCGCTCGGTTCAGAGTTTCTTGTGCTGACACAATCCCATCTGTGTTGCCTTCTTCATAAGCCCTCTTGTAAGAGGTCTTAGCGGCTTCTAACGCTAACTGAGCCTTTTGTTTGATCTGACCAACTAGAGCGGCCTCGCCTTTGTTAATAAGCGATTCATACTCTTTGTTTTGAGTCAGAACATTTTGAGCATACAGAACGGCCTCTTCACGCATCTTTTCGGCTTCTTCTCGCCTTCTGCGCTCTTCATGCTGCTCATACTTGAGTTTGTTGATTCGCTTTTGAACCTTATCGCTGTACCCTGAAAGCTCTTCGTCTTCATCCGACTCTTCGCTTTCTGGCTCAACTTTAGGGGGTCTGCGATCTTCTTCCGGGCGATCATCAACCAGCTCCACCTCAAACTCAGAAGATGATTCTGTTTCTTCCTGATCGTCCTGTTTTTTGCCTATGGTGTTTTTTACGCCAAAGAACTTATCTTCTGCTGACGTTTCTTCAAACCCCATGTCTTCTTGTGCTTCACTCATACCTTAACTATCCCCCTTGGATCTTCAACGACTGCTTCTACGCTATCGTCGTTTATTAAACGAAACTCTTTGCCATGAACCTTGAATCTGGTTCCTGAGTAAGATCTCATTAATATCCAGTCGCCTTCCTTGCATGACGGACCAGAAGGGAATCGCTGTGGATCTTTGTAGCAGTCTGGCCCTAATTCTAGAACCATACCTACAATAGAACCTACTTCTTCATTTTGCAGCGTTTCAGTGGCTTTTAGTATGCCGCCTTCGGTTTTCTTGTCAGGCTCTGGCAGCGCAATCAGGATTTTATATCCTCTAGGCTGGGGTAGCTGTTTAGCTTTGCGGGTGGCTTCATCCTCCTCGGAGGGAAGCTCTTCCTCGTTTTTTGCTAATGACTGACTCATTAGTTTCTCCTGCACTGGAAATTCGCGTCCAGAGTCGCGTTGCACCGCCTTATGCGGAGATTCAGTCCTCCTCCATCCTCTTTTGAAGATCTAGGAGTTCCCTTTCAGCTATAGCTAATCCTTCTATGATGCCACAACTTTTGGTGTATTCACTATATTCTTTGCAAGCACCGCCAGCAACATGATCGGTATACTCGTTCATCTGCTCTCTAATGGCTTTTCTCAGATACTCCAATAAGTTATCTGAGGCTCTACTCACTCAATAAATCCTCTGCGATATCTTTACCGATCTTCAAACCCTCTATCTGTTCTTTTGAGGATATCCTTCTGTTTTCGGTATCGGTACGAGCATTGTCTTCCGCTAGGCGAACTGCGATCTTGGCTTCCTCAGTTCTCTCCTGAAGATTTAGCTTTTCTCTTTCAAGCTGAGACTTATCAACAGCCTTCTGCATATCAAGATTAATCTTAGCCATTTCAGCTTGAGCTTTAGTTTGAGCTTCTAACTCTTTGATTTGTAACTCTCTTTGTTGCATCTGAATTACAGGATCTTGCATTTGTTGTTGCGCTATTTGCGCTTGTTGCATTTGTTGATTCTTTCCAAGCAACTGTTCTGCCGCTACAGCAACCAACTTAGATATCCTAAGTTCTATATCTTCTGGGAGTGGCTCTCCGGGTGGTGGCAACTGCACCCCAAGCTCCTTCTCTATCTCCATCCTGTACTTAAATGCCAAATGTTCCTGAACATGAGCAGCCATAGCAGCAAATGCCTTCTGAGCATTAGGACTTTTACTCATAAGCTCAATGATTGTTGGATCTTGAACAAATGAAGTGTGAACTTTTATGTGTGCATCGTGATCTTGGTAGATATATGCCCTAACAGGCTTGCTGTTTAAGATCTCCATGTTCTCTGACACTGGATCAGTCGGCGGTATCTCGTCTTCTAGCGGTACAATCCTGTCTGCATCCCGAATATTCAGTATTTCCAGCATTTGACGGTGCAATAACGGCATATCGTACATTTCAGGAGCTTGTGCAGCCAGTTGTAGGGCTGCTTGGTACTGCATTATGCGTTGAGCCATCGTTCCAGCGTTAGGATCACTTACCGGAATGACATCAACACGGCTATCAAAGTCCTGTTGAGTCAATTCTTGGCCTTCTTCTTCGTATGGATAAGCATCTGGCCCAAAATCCTTCACAATATTGGATAAAAGGCGTAATTCAGTCCTCATAGAAGCGTGTAATCGGGCTTGAACGGCACTCATCACCTTCATAGACCGCTCTAATATAGCTAAAGTGGTGCCAACAGGTGCTTCTGCGTTCATATCAGACACTTTTACGTCAGCAGCAGAGGCAAAACGCCTCCCTTCTTCCACAATATCGCCCATCAACTGATACAAAACGCTGCTAGGCTCTTTGTAAGGAAGAAAACTGATGTTATCTCTTATCGCTCCACCCGGAACGTCTACATCCCTGAACTCTCCGGGCATGATTGGGGTGTCATCACCCTTAATTCTTAGCCCTCTAGCCTTCAAACCACCCGGCAAGTTAGCCAAGGTGCCAGAATCAACCAGTTGTCGGAGTAATGAGGTAGCAGATTTAGCCAATCCACCGATCATATGTATCAAACCGAAGCCATAAAACCCTAATCCGGGCATATACTGGTAATGAACATAGTGCTGACGCTTCATTTTTTGAGGATCATCCTCGTAATAGTTGCGTCTAATCGCCAATATAGACCTAGATGACAACTCTATGCTGACTATATAGGGCAGTTGTATTCCTGTTTCTTCACCCCTAAAGGTATCTTCAAAACCCGGAAGATCTAAATCCACCATTATCTCAAGAATCGTGTATCGGCTGTCTGTTTCATAGCTACTGCTATCGCCAGTCAGCTCATCATACTTATCCTTTATTCTATCTTCTGAACCAGCAGATGAAGCTGTGGATAAGTCTACGTCAAGATAGAAGCCTGACACCTGAAGCTTCCTAACATCATTAGGAGACTTCTTCATGATATGCGTGGCACGTTCACAGGTTTCCAGATCGGAAGCCCCGTAACTCACCACAAAGTCCTCTGCTGGCACAAACATACTGCAAGGCCGTCCCATGTTGGGATCGTAATACACCTTTCTAAACGCAGAACCAGCAAGGGGGAGAGAGAAAAGCATCCTTTCTGTCTCCGACCTGTATTCGGTCATTTTTTCTGTCAGTAAGTAATTCAGATAATCCTGAACCCTGTTCGCTTGCTTTTGCTTTTCATCATCAATCTTACCCACAACCGAGGTTTTAACTGGGCCGGATGCAGGGAATATTTCTTGTATCGCTTGTGATTGGAATCGTATAACGGACTCTGTGAGTAGTGGATGGAATACACCACAAGCCCCATCCCAAGGCATAGACCTTTCTTCATGCTTCAAGCCCAGAAGATCCAAGCCCTCTATGTAAGATCGCTCCCAGTCTGATCTGCTTTCTTTGTCGGACTTAAAATACCCGATCAGCTCAGAAGATAGGATGTCGAGATCCCTATCCTCTATGTATTCTGCAAGGTTGGCATCATGAGGAATAATCCCCTCTAAGCCATCCTCATCAAACTCCATAAGAGTTTCACCGCCAGCCTCGACAGAGACTGACTCAGGATTCACGATCTCTATTTCTATCGCGCCCTCCATCTCGTCGCCCATAGGGGCAACAGGAACTGGAGTAGCGAGAGGACGATCTATAGCCATTTAGCCATTCTTCCTGAATTTTTGTGGTCTAGCAGCACCAGAACCTCTAGCAGTTGTCACCTCACCGCCAGCAGACATATTCCTTGAAACTCTAGCTTTACCCCTGCCACCGCCAGTTTTACCTTCTGGGACTTTCATCATGTCTCCCATATTTAGCGGGTCTTTTACCACTCCAGAAAGATTCTTTAGGTATGGATCTTCTTTGATGTAGCGAGGTAAATCCTTGACTAACTGCTTAGTATTTTTAGCATAACGCTTTGCTGCCTTTCCAGCCTCTTTGGGAATGCTGGCGTAAGCTTTACCAAGCTCTCTAACAACGCTGCGTTTTTTCTTTGTCTTTTTGCTTTCAGCCATTTTTAGCCTTTGCCGCCGCGCTTACCACCTTTGGTGGACATCTTAGTCATCATGGTCTTACCACCCTTGAAGTAGCCCTTGGTCTTTGGAACCATTCTGCCAGCTTTCATTTTACCCACATTATCAGCAGCAAAAAACGGAACCATTTCCCCATCTTTCTCTACCATAGGCAGCTTGGTCTTCTTGCCACCAGCATAACCCATTTTGGTTTTCTTGCCGCCAGCCATACCCATTTTAGATTTCATCTTCATGCCGATCTCCTGCATATAAGTTATCAAAGACCTGATTCACATCTAAGGTGTAATCCAGATCTGATTTACTGTAATGAATGTGTTGAGATGGCCTGAAGTCAGGCGCACCTTCTCCTGTTTCAAACCATGCTGGGTGGGTGACTCTTACCCGATTATTAGGTAGTGCCACGATATTGCCAGTCCATTGACCGGCATCCAGCAACTCCAGCACATGAGACTGCTTGTGTTGAGCAGGATCATCCGCTATTTCATTGTCAGTGTAGTCCACGGTAAAATAATATTTCGCCGGATAGAACTCACCATCTATCTTTGCAAGCCAAGGTGTCGGCGTTGCCCGATCAAGAACATAAACACTGTGATCCCTAGAGCTACAATCCCAAGGCTGTGCAGCCCATGTAGGCATTGGTGTAGGCCACTCATCAAACGGTGTATCGCCCACTAGTCCAGTGATCGGCATTCTAGCCCACATTGCGCCACCATGAACATTCGGATCATCGGTGTCGTAAGTCTCTGCGCCGGTAAAGATCACCTGAAAACTTAAACTACGACAAGGCATCGTTGTAACTGCGATTGCCATTGCATGAATAAACTCACCATGATATTTGGTGTGATTGTGCGTGTATTCTTTTCGCACCCAGCATTTGAAATACGGGATGTTACTTTGCAAATAGGCCATTAATAATAGCTGGCCTTCTTTGGATAGAAAGGCTCTTCCTCTTCATCACTTTTCAACCTTAAAAACCCGCCTTGCCGGAATCTCAACAAGGCTTGAGTAGAGGAGTCCACAAGGTCATCGTGCTCTCCTGCCGGAAAAGCCGCGAACTCCTCTACCACTTCTTCTGCAAATCTTGTATTGGGTCTCCACACATTACCAGATGCGAATAGATCCGCAACAGCGTTAACCCTAGCTATTTTGTCATTTCCCCTTGATGGGGTGTATTCCGAAACAGGTATCCCCATAGCTCTAAGCTCAAATATCAGGGGTGTGCCAGCAGCCTTCGCTTCAACTATGCAAGCGTCTGGCTCCCAGTAATCATAGTATTCCTGTGCTTTTCTTTTTAGTTCTGGAAACTCTAATCTTTCCTTGAGCGCATCTAAAAGAATAATATTTGCTTGCGTAAGCCCATCATCATCGGGTATATAAAATACCCCCCATGTGGTGCAAGCGGAATAGTCTGAGCGTTGTGTTTTTAAAAACGCCGTATCCCAAGACTGTATAACGAACTCACAAGGGGGTGGCGTGTCTTGTTCCCACTCCTTCCACCACTCCCTTTTCACCAGCGCACCCTCTTCTGACGTAGGGTTCTGCTGGTACTGGGCGTTCCATTTGGGAGCTGGCAGTTCGTTTCTCAACGATTCAAGTTCATCTAAAGGCCAGAACTCAGGCCATAGAGACTTACCTGACGGCATGATGGCTGGAAATTCAATCAACTCCCATTCATCGGTGCCAGACCGTTGAATAGATGATTTAATGATCTGTCCAGTCAAATCACGTTTGTGCCATCGAGTCATTACCACGATGATCGCCCCTCCCGGCTGAAGCCGTTGACGAGGCCCAGAAGTATACCATTCGTAAACTCTATCAAAGACGGATGGATCGGCACTCTGACCTTCCTGTTCGGAATGCGGATCATCAATGATCAGCAAGTCAGCACCTTTACCAGTAACAGCTCCCCCCACGCCTATAGCGAAGTATTCACCGCCCTGATTAGTACTCCAGCGTCCGGCAGCTTTTGAATCAGATCGCAAAGCCACGGATGGAAATATATTCTTGAAATCACCACTATCTACGAGGTTACGAACTTTCCTACCAAAGCCAACCGACAACTCGGCAGTGTGGGCTGTTTGGATAATCTTCTTCTCTGGGTATTTACCCAAGAACCAAGAAGGGAGCAGAAAGGATGCAAACTCAGATTTGGTATGTCTCGGTGGCATATTTATGATTAGCCGCTTCAACTCACCATCGGCTACACGCTGAAACGCATTAGCCATGATCTTATGGTGCCTACCCTCTATAAAAGCGGGCCACACAGATTTAACAAACCCCATGAAAGTCTCGACAGACCTCTCACGCTTCTCCGCTGATTCATATTGCTCCAGCAGATCAAGGATCTCCCTCTGCTCCTCTAACGGGAGAGATGGAAGATTCTTTAAAAGATCAGGATCTATTTTATCTGAAAGACTCATAAGATCTCATAGAACAATCCTAGTATAGAACATTCTAGCTTAGGATAATCACAAGATGCCCGTCATCCAAAGGGCATCTAGAAAGTCATCAACTGGAGTGTTCTCAATGAGAATGTTCTCTAGTCAACTTTAGTGATTTTACCATACTGAGGGTCTTGACAATGTATGTCAAATTTTTTTAGAAATTTTTTTTGGGGGTAGGATTCCTAGGGCAATTCCCTAGAAAAAAAGGGGTGGGTTGTGGGTTGTTAGGTGGTTAGTTAGAAAAAATAGTGATTTTTTGAGCGTTTTACTATGTATATGTTTATATGTACGCCGTGCGTGTACAGGGGGGTGGGGGTCATCTGATCTACTATCATTCTTCCCAACAGTTTTACTTAGGAGCACCCCAACAGATTTACTTAGCTGCAACTAACACACAACTATAGGCGCACAACCAACAACTAATTTTAGGTGCATAGATTTAGTGAAGCTCTTTCTGATCGTCTTCTAATAAGTTTGCTATTCGTTGCTCGATCTCTGCGCTGATCTGATCAGTTGATTTCTGCTCACTCGTTTCCAGCTTGTCAGTAAATAGCGCAATCGTTTTTCCTAAAAGATTAGCCGCTTGTAACTGAGCCGGTGAAGGTTCTTGTCCAGTCGTGGGATCCACATTCGTTTCTAGCCATGCTCTTAGCTTACTCGTTACCCGTTCCTTATCGCTCACACTAGAGCGTATCAACGCATCCTCTCGCGCCTTAATCAAGACAGCCACCCTTGCGGATATCTGAGGGTCACTCATTAGCCTAGACCCTTCCTGTTGTGCTGTCTCCGCTTTACCCTCACTGTTGTATGCC